AAGCAGATGTTGTAAACACAATCATATTTTGTTTCTTACCTTTCTTATATTTAGGTAATTTCGGTTTCGAGCGGAACTTAGATGGATTCTTTTCAAATTCCTTTTTTGCCTTTATCCATCCTTTTATATTTGAAAATACCTGTGTAACTACTTGTTGAGAAATTGCAGTCGGAAGATTTCTAAAATCAAATTGGTTTTCTTTACAAAGTTTGGTTGAAAATTCATATTCTTTCAGATACTCTTCGTTGAAGATTCCTTGACGTACATTGTATAAGACATAATTATACAACAGACCTGATTTGAAACAAATATCTTCAAACCTGTTATCTTTAACAATATGTCTTTCAACTAATCTCATTCTTTATTTTGAATTACTGCTGCAAACTACATCCGGTACACAGACATTGTCTGCAAAATAGAAGTCCGGCTTGTCAAGTTCAAAGGTATAGAAATATTGCGAAACATTTGCAATAGGTATCTGTATAATGTTGGTTACTTTGCCCTTACATCCATTTTTAAGCATAAGAACATCGCCCGGCTTTATCTTATCCACTCTTTTTGTTTTATTATGGCACAAAACGTAAGAGCCGTCTACCACTCTATGTAAAGCATCTTCACGGTATCCCTTTTCAAGAGTTTCATCTTCCGTAACGTAACATATATCAAAAATACGGGGAACAGAAGATAGTTCAGACTGGATAACCTTTGTCACCCTTCTGTAACCAAAAACGGTTTTTATCACATTCCCTACTTGAATGTCCTTTATCCATTTTGAACTGTCAATAGTAGAAATACTGATAAAACCGGAATTAAAAATCGTTCTTTGTTTCATTACACTTCGAAATATTTTGTACCTACAGTTATTTTCACTTTTGACTTCCTTTGAACGCGATCCTTTTCTTCCACTTTTTTAGGTTCAAAAGATTGTGTTTTATCGTCCCATTCATAGCCCTCTGGAATGTAACGGAGATTACATCTGCAATTTGGATGCAAAACGTAAAGTGTTGGTTTCCAGTCCTTTGACTTCTTTCCTATATTCGTTCCATTGGCAATAAGTTCAGACAAATCAAATATAACAGGTTTAGAGCCTATGCCATTTGTTGTGTAAGCATTCACGCAAAACCGGCAACCGCCAGGATATACAACCTTATACACCTTAGCATGGATGCCATGTTCCTTCATTATCATTTGAGCCGTACCTATCTGAAAAATATTCTCCATTTCGGTAGCAACTATACGTCCCCAATCCCTATTCCATTCGTCCAACCTATGCCCCAATGAGCTAACAATGAATTGTACGGATTTCCTTTTCAAAACGCCTTCCGTCAATTCTTCCCTAATAGCCGTTTCCACTTCCCTCTCCCGTTCTGCCACTGCTATTTTCATTTCTTCTTCTGAAACGGTGGAAGAAAGAGAATCTTTTATACGTGTTCCCATTCCTTTTATATAAGAATAAGAACGCATAGCCGACGCATTGTATTCTGCCTTTTCCCTTGTTGTCAATGCCGGGTATTGTTCCTTTTCAACATATTGTTTTAAGTCGTTAAAATCAAGCGAAGAAAGCTGCGCAGGAGAAAGTATGGCTGCTAACCGTCCAAATATGAATGCTTGCCAGTAAGGTGGTATTTTCAGAACTTCTGTCTTTAAATCAAAATCAAATCTTTTCAGCATATCTATATCTTCTTGAGAAAGATATTCCTTCCCCAACACATCGGCAATTACACGAGCAATACGGTAATCAACAATGAAAAACAACTGCTGTATTTCTTCCGGTGTAAATAGCATACTTACTTTGATTTTTGTTGCACCATCTTCTTTGTCAAATCCATCAACATATTGTTTATCTGTGTCGAAAAGATAACTTGTGCCATGCCTTCATACCCTTCTTGTACTTTTGGGTAACGCATAGGATCAACATGATGATGTACATTTGACACTAAAGACATCTTTTCGACCTTGATATTTTTGACATATCTTACATTCACGTTACTTTTCTCCCCAATTCTTTTCAATGTAAGACATTGCAGCACTCATGATAGGGTTGGAATCAAACGATTTCTGTGTATCTTCTTTGTCTTCCGAAGCTATCTGACGATCCACTTCTTCGTTCATCGCATCACCTCCGTACATAGCTTGCTGCATCTGATATTGTTTTTGAAGCTGGTAGGATTGATTCAAAATGGTATCAGTTTCTGGGTTGAATTTACGTCCAGAGTATTTTTCAAAAATATCTTCCAGACAAACCATACCGTTTTGAATTTTCTTAGCATCAATCTCAACCTGTCTTCCTTCATCTTCCGCATCTACACCTGTAAAGACAAACTCAAAATCTTCATCCAGTTCTGATACAAGATAATAATTGATCACCTCTTGTAAGAACACAAGAATAGGTTTTAGTCCTTTGTCTTTTGAATGTTGTAAACGTTCCTTTTGTCCAGCTTGTCCAAAGATATTTGTCTGATCTTTGAATTGGAATCCAAGCTCTGACGGATCAATACGATAAACAGCACAAGTCATAACAAGTAGGAATTTTACCCACTCACTAAACTCCATATCACGGTTAGTGTTTTTGGATAAATCAACCCATTGAAGGTCTAACCCATTGATAATAGGCGTTCTATGAGAATTTTGAACCCCCACCATCGTCTGCTGCCATGCCTGTCTGAACTCACTTAAAGAAGCCTGCGATATGTTCGGATTCTTAACATTGATAATTCCTTTAGGATTAGACCCTTTAGAAAAATACAGGCCGTTGTATTCAAACCCCCACAAAATCCATGTCATAACGCTTGACAGTGTTTCCAGTTCAGATGTTCCGTACCCGTTTTTATATATGTTGGTGGATTTGTTACGGATACCAATACCCAGCTCCCAAGGGTAAAAGATAACACTTTCATGCGTAACAGGATGCTGCATGATCTGACCTTGCCAGCACATACAATATTTTGGTAAATAGCCTTTGAACCGATACTGCTCAAATTCTTCCCGGAACTTCGGATCGATACTATCAAGAAAACGTATCAAAGAAGCGTCTACAGCACGATAACGTGCCAGATTCCATGATCTATCCCTTACTATTTCAAATGCAAGCTGATCAAGAGTAAGGCTATCAAACACAACTTTTCTCCCAAAGTCTTGGAATGTATCAAATGATTCCCATTTGTCGTGAAAACCGCCTTCTTCCAAAAACTTTCTGATATAGCTAATTTTAATCTGATCTTCTCTTGAGCGTTCTGCACTTACCTTCTCAAAAGGATTCCTTTTCCTTCTAATAGTGTATCCTTCTTTCTGTTCATCCGTACTGAAATGGAGAAAGTTCTGAACCTGTTCGACACGGGTATTGACAACAGCCCGAACAACAAAGATGTCCCCCATTCTCCGAAGCACTTCGAACGGCATAGAACCGTAAAAGTTAGGATCTTTGTAACCCCTTCCCGTATCGCTTGCTTCGTCCGGGTTGAAGAACACAGCCTTTACATCGTCCTGTCTTTGGTTGATGTTCCCCATGTAAAGATTAGCTTTCACCAAATCCCCCAAGTTGTCAGACCGGGACATCTGTTGTAATTTAGATTGAAGTACAGTAGGAAGAGTTTTTTGCAATCCTACAATATCTTCCAAAGAAAGGCTGGTCAGACCCTTTAACAGGTCTGACTTTCCTTGATTTTTATTTTTGTCTCTTTTCCTACTCACGTCAATAAAAAAATTAGACGGAAGTTCCTGCTGCCTGTGACAACGTAATTGTTATTTGCTTTGTTCCTTCCGATTGTTTTACAACTGCCGACCCTTCTCTCACTGCACCGGTATTGGCTGCCGCCACAACAGAATATTCCGTTGTTCCTTTGGAAAACCCTGTACCGGAAACTGTCGTTGTATAATTCACAGCCACAGGGCTACCACTATTCTTTCCATTTACTGTTTTTTGTTTTGTAGAAGAAATGGAAAGCGTTTTTGTTTCACCCGTAGCAGCAAATTCCACCCTTGAAGGATTAGAAGACAAATTATAAACATAAGCAACAGTTGCCTTTAGCTGGCTTAAATTAATCGTAATTGATTTTGCTCCCGACCCTTCCTGTGTCACAACAAGAGTCCCTGTTCTTTCGGTAGCCTCATTTGTATTTTCAGTAACAGAAACGATATAGTTTGCTTCCGATTGAGTTTTCAAAGAAAAACCCGTACCGGTTACTTTTCCTGTAGTGTTTACAGTTGTAGGAGCACCACTGTTCTTACCGTTCAGCTTCTTTTGTCTGGTAGAAGTGATTGTGACTACTTGATCTCCTGCTGCTGCTGCAAAAGTAAGAGTTGTCTCGTTAGCTGAAATAGCGTTTTCATAAGTGATAACGGATGCAGCTTGACTTAAAGAAATGGTTGCTGTTTTTCCACTCTCATCCTGAATGATTGTAGCTGTACCAGTTCTTTGTTTATCGGTAGGATTTTCTGTAGCAGAAATTTGACTTATCCCTGCGTTACCGGAAAACCCTGTACCGGAAACTGTCGTTGTATAATTCACAGCCACAGGGCTACCACTATTCTTTCCATTTACTGTTTTTTGTTTTGTAGAAGAAATGGAAAGCGTTTTTGTTTCACCCGTAGCAGCAAATTCCACCCTTGAAGGATTAGAAGACAAATTATAAACATAAGCAACAGTTGCCTTTAGCTGGCTTAAATTAATCGTAATTGATTTTGCTCCCGACCCTTCCTGTGTCACAACAAGAGTCCCTGTTCTTTCGGTAGCCTCATTTGTATTTTCAGTAACAGAAACGATATAGTTTGCTTCCGATTGAGTTTTCAAAGAAAAACCCGTACCGGTTACTTTTCCTGTAGTGTTTACAGTTGTAGGAGCACCACTGTTCTTACCGTTCAGCTTCTTTTGTCTGGTAGAAGTGATTGTGACTACTTGATCTCCTGCTGCTGCTGCAAAAGTAAGAGTTGTCTCGTTAGCTGAAATAGCGTTTTCATAAGTGATAACGGATGCAGCTTGACTTAAAGAAATGGTTGCTGTTTTTCCACTCTCATCCTGAATGATTGTAGCTGTACCAGTTCTTTGTTTATCGGTAGGATTTTCTGTAGCAGAAATTTGACTTATCCCTGCGTTACCGGAAAACCCTGTACCGGAAATTTTAATCTGAATGGCAACGGCTATAGGTTTTCCATAAGGCGCACCCTCCCGATATTCCTGCTTGCTGGAAGTAACGACAAAATTCTTGCTTTCTCCCGTATTGACAAAAGAAAGTGATTTTGTCTGCAATGTAAACGTGTATTCCGTTCTATCGAGAACGTTCACATAAACTATTTTTTCTTCTTCCAGTCCTTCGGGATAGCCAATAAGGCCCAATCCATTAGCAAGACACCATTCTTTGAACTTACCGATATTGTAAGTAACACCAGCATCAATCACAATACCAAGAGACTTGTAATATTCAACGTCACCTGCCGTATTTTCTGTTACAAAAACATTCATCTGATTGTCAATTCCATCAGTTATGACAGTCATTTGCTTGCTTAAATCCTTTGTCGTAAAAAGAAGTCTTAACATAGCTTCTAAAAATTAATGAGCTACCACTTCGAACTTCTGAACACCATCGTCAGACATGATAACAAGATTCAAATCTTCTTTTTTAGCCAAGCCAAGATCAGCTAAGGAAAATTCCATAGGTGTACGACCGTTTACTTTCGAAACAAGAGTTTTCTTGTCTCCCCGGATTGTTCCGTAACATCCTACAGAATCCTTTAACGTTACTGTATTGAGAAAATAAATCTCCACTTCTTTTTCAGCCGGAACAGCCGTAGAAATTTCTAAGATACAAATATTGCTACTATTCCAAGAAGCCTTTACGGAAACAATTTCATTCAACCCCTGCGGTTCAATCGTTAATGTAAGAGCATTGTTTTCAGCAAATTCTACCAACTCTTCATGCTGTACACTTTCACCGACTTTCCATTTCCAACCCAAAGCAAGAAAAGCATCACTTCCAGCTTTTTCATCTTCTGTAGCATTAGCAGAACCCGGAGTTACAACACCACGAGGTGATTCTGTGATAAACACTCTTTTCTGTTCACAAGAGCCATCCGTAACGACCACTACGTCAATCTTCTTATCTGTATCAGTAAATCTATATAGTCTCATTTGTATAAAAATTTAGATTGTGTCTTTTTCGGAATCACCCGTTTTTTCTCCGGGCTTTCTTAAAAATCCATTTTCGTCAAATTCCCTTAAATATTTTCTCACCCACACAGGAACAAGGTTAGGATTTATCTTGCCTGAATTTTCCACTATAGAGATAGATTCCCTTACTATTAATGCCGTACTCATGAGAGACCGAAACCATGTGAAAGTTGTGGTTGTATGCCCATCTATAGTATATTCCCCCAAAACATGAGCTACAATAAGCAAACACCCATATACAAAAATTTTAATCAGGATTATTCCAAAACCTTTCGATGAAAAGTCTTTTTGCTTCAAATGGAATACCCAACTAATAAGAGTGTCCACAATAATAAGGACAACAAGGAATTTCAAAAACTCCCAATCTTTGAATATGTATTTTTCTATCCAGTCCACAATAGGAGATAAAGGTAAAGCGATCAGTATAGGATAGCAGAAGCTACCTAAATAGGATTTGAAATGATATAATCTTCTGTTCTCCATCATCAATCCTCTAATCAGTCTTTTTTATCGGATTCCGATTCCTCCTTCTTTTTCTTGTAGTCAGAATCTTTTTTGTAAGGCATTCCCACAATTCCTTTTCGGCGGTTTGCTGGAGTGTCTTTATAGAAACCCAATTTGTTTTTTACAGGAAGTCCGGTTGCTCCGGCTTTTTCGATTGTTTCTTGGTCGGCATCCTTCCACTCAATCTGTGGTTCTCTATAATATACAACAGATTTGTTGAAGTTTTCGTCAACCACAACAACACGATTCAGAGACACAAAGTCTATAGCTCCATGTTCCCTTTCAGTAGGATCAATACTTTTCACAACGTCAGAAGCAAAGTTTTTCACCTGTTCCAACGTATAAACCTCCCAGCCATTCTTTTCTGCAAGGCTTAAAAATTCGTTTATAGGAAATTCTTGTACACTCATGGACGTAATCATTTATAATTCAACACATACAAAAGTATAACTTTTTTCCTATAAAAGAACAATATATAAAGAAAAACTCACAAGAGATAATTTCATTGTTGGTGCGGCAACCTTACTTTTATCTCTTGTGAGTGCCGTTCTCCCTCCGCACAGGGATCAAAGGTAACGACGAAGCCTTTAAAAGAAGGAGCTTACAACTACGTTCAAAGATGCGGTGAACAGTGTTACTTCAAAAGAAGCCTTTCTCACGAGAAACCATTATCTCACGACATCCTATAGGAAGCCTTAATGCCAGTGTTTCAGGACTTATCGTATCGGTTTATACTTCTATAGGGGAGCCGGCACTTCCATACTTCACATCCGAAGATGTAGCATTAACTCCTTAATTTTGGGAAACATTAAGGTCGTTCCCCATCAACCTCACATAGCCTTCAAAAAGAAGAAGGGAAACTATCGCGAATCACTTCCCAAACTTCAACTTTTTAAGCTATCTCATCTCGACTGCAAACATACAACTTTTGTATTCAATAATTGCAATTTTTGATGTTAAATATCCTTAATATCTATCCCACATGCAGAAGCTATCAATAGAGATACTTCACGTTCAGTTTCCGGCATCTTCTCAATAGAAGCCTTATATCCTTCCGGGTTACCGCTATAACTCTCTACAATCGCTTTCTTTTGTTCTTCTGAAACATTATAGAAAACCAATACTCTTTTCTTTTGCTCTTCCGTCATGGAAGATTTGTTTTTAATATTAGGTAATTTATTTGCCATGATTCTTTATATAAACGTGATAATAATCAAACAGCTAAATTTAAGTTATCATATCTCCAATCTATAATATCACTAAACCTTTCTTCAACATAAGAATCTTCTTTGAAGAAAAATTTCAAACAGTCATCTGCCAAATCATGATCTTTAGAGGATAAAAGTTTTTCTATCCTTCCAAAGATACCACCTACATACTCAAGACGATCTCTGTTAAAAGTAAAAGTCGAAGAAAAATATCTCTTTTTCATTTGAGATTTAACAACACGACCTCTATATACTTTTACCCATTCTTTTCTCCTTAAACTACTTTCAATAAACCCTTTTCTATATTTAGAAATAGAAACAAGAATGATGCTAAAAATAGATTCCAATTCAAACATTGGCGGTAAATTAGTAGAATACGATTTAGTGCCACGATATTTCCTAATCATTTTTTCTTCAATGGTATCTTTTCTATAATAATCTTCTCCCCAAAAAAACTTCATTTTATGCTTTCTAAGCAAAAGTTGTGTTTTTGAAATACCCAATTCATCAGCTTGTGTCCTGGAAGAAGTAAACGTAACCCCTTTGAAAAGTGGAGTTATGCCATCTGACTTAACCAAAGTTTCCTTTTCTACAACAACGAAACATCTTCTCTTTATTTCGTCATAAATAGTGATAGCAATATCCATAAATTCAATACGAATATCTTTTTTCAAGCATCTGCCAGCAGACATAAAACGAAAATCATCAAAAACTTCTGGATGTTTGTCTACATAATAATAGGCTTTGTCTCGATTAACAAAAGTAATCCTTTTAGACACCTTATTATATTTTATGTATTTGGAGTATTTGTCAAAAATACTTTCCAATTTTCTCCTTGTAATAGGATAAACGTGATCAACAGCTCTATGAAGATCGGCAAAACTCTTAAATCTAAGTTCCTTTAAAGAACTAAGTTTTCGTGCTTTTGCTTCCCAATAGCAAGCTCTTTTGATCATCTGCACTTCTATGAAGTATTTTTTTGTTTTTGTTTTTTCGTTTTTCACTTACGCGAAATATTTTTATTAACTGCTACAAAAATACAAACTTTTCTCAATGTTTCGCGTATTTAAGAAAAGTTTTTTGAAAAATTTCCCGAAAAGTTTGTATTTATCTGTCAAACAATAAAGTTTGTGTCGAAAAACAATTTATCACAAGTTGTTTTTGATGATGCAAATATACAAAAATTGTAGGTTTTGTGCAAACATAAAGGCAACAAAATGCAAACCGCCGGGCAGAACGCTCTCCTCCGTCTCGCGCGCGCCCGTAGGGTTTCCTCCCCACCCTCCATCCCTAAGTCTTGTTTTTCAATTTTCCCATTTAAGCGCGTATGCGCGTGTTTTTCTTTCCCTCTTTTCTTTAATAGGAGTAATCCTATTTTGTTCTTTTTTCTTTCTTAATAGGAATTACTACTGTATTCTTTTCATTTTTCTCTTAATAGGAGTAATCATACTTAAATCCCTATTAATCAGGTGATTGGAATCCAATCCCGTTTGAGAATTTTTCGAAAAACGGGTCTTTTTATGAAGACTTTCTTATAATTTGAAGATAAAATTGTTTGTCGCCCAAACAATTCTGAAAATTATATTTGAAGAAAGTTTTTTATAAAATATATATTAGGACAATACTGTATATATATATATTATAACATATTATGTATCAATAATATACAATGATAAGAAATATAGCGATAATATACGCCTATATAGAGCATACAAACAAAGAAAAATGGGTAGCAAATCAAATGACTGCTACCCACCCATCGAATAGTAAAAATAAGAATTTGAAGAAATAATCAAGGATTTGGTATAGATTATGATTTATCACACTATGTCAGTTTTTGAAAATTTGGGTAGGAAGGCATTTCTCAACGGTTCCTACCCTTTTTGATGATTAGAACTTAATCTATATATACCATGATTAAAATTCTTGGTCTTTTGTTTCGCTTTCTACTCTTTTGTCCAAAGATACATCATTTTCGTATTCGGCAATCCTAATCATGCCAGGTTTTATTACAGTTTTGCCCTTTTCTTTAAAATAAATTATTTTGCCGATCCTTATCTCATTGTTTACTTTACTTACACGTTTTGTCTTCAAAAGAGTGATTTGATTTTTTAGTTTTTTGTCTTTGTAAGTTTTTTTGACTGATTTCCATTCGTAACTTCTAAAAATACCATCACCTATTTTTAATAATAGCTTTCTGCCGGCAGAAATTTCTACCATGAGCAAGTCTTCGTTTGATACATTTTCTTCTTTGGGAATGATTTCTACATTCATATCTTTAGGAAAGAATCCAGATTTAAAAGCACCTAAAGCATCTCCATCCCAAATATAGTGTAAGAAAACTCTACCTTTCCCGTCTAAATAATAGGTCACTTTCCTATCCATATGTTTAGAGTTTATTTAATGGAATATCAAAATACACATATCTTCTTAGTCGAGGATCGTATATTCGAAAATCTGATTCCGATAAATGAAAATTGATTTTCGATATTGGTATTTCGTCTATTTTAATTATATCTTTATATAAATATTTTGAAGGTGATGTATTTGGAATATCTTCAATTTCTGCAAAGAAAAACTCTATTGTATATCCGGTGATGTCGTTTCCATCAACAAAAGCCATCTTATTCAACGCTCTGCGTTCCAAATAAGTTACATTAGGAGTAGCTGGTGAGACTTTTTCTTTGAAATAATAAGTACTATCTATTACAATCCCATTTCTCTTTAGGCGATATACTAAATTAGGTGTCCATCGTCTTTTTTGAATAGACGTGTTGTTGCTGAACTTGATATAAAAATAAGGACAAAGATCGTCTGAACAAGAATATCCGTACATAAACCCCATTCTTATTTCTTTTAAAGTTAAGCCTGTTTTTTCACGAAGTTCTTTTGAATGGTTGCTTTGGTAAAATTTTCTTTGGCCTTGTCCAAATCCACACACTGAAATAAGTGTAAATAATACACTAATAAAAATTACTTTTTTCATGCTATTTTGCTGTTTTTAATGATTTCACGTTTGATATTATTGTTTGTATCCTCTGCCAAAGGAACTGCTATCAGGATTGAGAAAATCCAAAATCCTGTAAACCAAAGTAGGTGTTCGACACAGTTTACCAGATCGACCTTAAATAAGGTGATTATAGCTCCTAAAATGTTGTACAGTGTACAAATGGTCAAGATGGATGCGATAATGGGTTTACCGGTGTAATAAAGCCCAAACCCTCCCCACATACAGGTCATAATAAAAGCCCTAAACAGCTTTTTCTTTCTCGCTTCATAAAGCAACGCTTGTCTTTCCGTCATCTTTACTTCCATATCTTCTATTAGTTTTTGATTGTATAATTAACTTTCACGTTTTCTTCTGTACAAGATTGTGTCCAGAGTGAAGGGATTTCTATTTCCGTTTCATCTTCTGTCATCATTAAATCTGCTTCAGATTCTTTACCAGCAACGAAAAACGTTCCACTTTCTGTAAAGGTAAATTCTTCATAATCATCTTTACCGAAAAATACTTTTGCCAAAATAGGATAGTTGTTGTTGCTCGGATTTTCAAAAGAAATGATTTCCACTCTCCTACCTTTTCTTGTGCAGACGGGTTTGCCTACTTTTGCTTCTTCTAAATTGAAAGGTTTCATGATTGTTATTTGGTAATTATATACAAGTTTACACCTGTAATATTAGTTAATAAATTTCTTAACTGGGTTATACCCAAACCCTGTATAGGGCGGCATTACTGCATCCCCTTTTACTTTTCTCATGATGTTATAACTTCCGTTGACATCAGCATCGGGAGAAAACATGAAAGAATTGATTGTCTAAGCAAGCGATTGGGTCAACTTCAAGTAACATGACAAAGTTAGGAATTTGACGGGTGATTCCAACGAATTTTCGTCAAATTCATAGTCATTCAGCCATTTTTCCAATGCTTTTATGTCAATATATTGCCATTTTTCCTGTTTTAGACACTCTGCAAGTGCAGGAAAAGCATATTCTTTATCCTCATTAAACTTTTTGCACACTCTTTTGAGATAATTTTTCCTACCGGCATACCAAACATCACCCGCAGATGACATACAGTAATAGGAATTGTCCTTTCTTTTTACTCCAAACCGTGTCACGATAGGGAAATACACCCTATCAGCAAGGAAAATGAAAGGAATGTACCAGACACCGTACAAAAAGGTCATAAATCCGTTCAATTTCGCTTCCGGTACAAACTTTTTGAGGGTTTTTCTGAATCCGTAAGCAAAATACCAATTGTTCGCACCTCTTTTTACCTTTACAGTGTATTTCAAATGATTGTTCCTATCCTCTACTCTGTCCCAAGGTTTCAGCTTTTCTGTATTCATGGATGGAAGGTAAGTCCAAAAATGCTTTAGCGCACTGAAATAGGGATTGTAAATGGTGTGTCCATGATCGGAAACATAGGAAAGAATATCATGCAGTATTTCTTTTGCCAGATTTCCTATTTCTTGTCCTTTAAAAACGTCTATTAAAAGAGAAAGAGAGGGCAACAAGTTCCAAATCTGATCTTGTGATACGAAAGGGGAAAAGCATGGATCTTCGTTTTCAAGTTCAATCCCATTGGAATAACCGCTTTCTATTTTTATGGCATCAAAAAGACCACAGGAAGAGGATGAAATATCGTCTCGAAGGAAAAACCCTTTTTCGCGTACAAAATACACTTTTGGATTCTTCATCTTTTCATCCTCGTAGGCACTCGTTGACAACCTCTGGAGGGATTTCAAGCACCAGAGTATTTTGTTGTTGCAAGTCTTGTCTCCCAGTAACGATTCCATCAAAAGGTAGTGAAGGTATTCCGCCATGTTGATAGTTCCATCACCCCAATATAGGATTTTTAGTCCTGTGTTCGGACTTTTCACTCTTTTGCTGGCAGGGATATTCGTTCCTCTGCAAGTAGTTTCTTCTGTAGCGACAATAAAGTCTTTAAAGAAGATGTCTTTTAGCTTTGAATATTTTTCTTCGATTGTCATAAGCTGTATATATTCAATGTAGGTGATTTATAAAAATGGCGCGGAAGTTCTTGCCCACCGCGCCCAAAACACAAAGTATGAAGAAGATTATGCTGCTTTCTTTTTAGTGAATAATCCAAACAACCATTCAATAAGTCCAGTGTCCCAAAATCCGTTACTGGCTAATCCGGCTCCAAATCCCCATAATAATGCTTGCCACCAATCCAATCCTTCAAACATACCCAAATGGAATCCCCAGGCGAACATACCAAGTCCGATACCGATTACCCAAGAAATAATCCGCTGAACCCATTCTGACGGCTCTGTCTTGAAAAGTTTCTTAATGAACTCTGTTACGACAGTTGTAACTCCTACCACACCTGCGAAAGTTGCAAAGTTTGCTGCGTAGTCAACTGTTTCTTCCGGTAGTTCTCCTTGTGCAAAAATACAAGTGATGCAGGAGAACAAAATTGCCAATGTCAATAAAATTTTGTTCATGATGATATTTGTTTTAAGTTATATAACTGCCTCAAAGATAAAAGAAAAGGCGCACTTTCACAAGCACACCTTTCGATTACTGTTTATCGCCAATGACAAAGTATCAAATCATTTAATTGTCAATTCTTTTTCACCCCCAACTTAGCTCTATAAGCCTGTCGAAGATTTTCCACTACGATTTCCAAAGCATTTACATTCATGCTTTCGATGATTTTCACTCCCGGCACATTTGTTCTCCAGATAGCGTTTCCGCTATCATCAATAGTCTGTTCTATTGTTGCATCTGGGTAAATTTTTTGCAGTTTTACCTTAACTGCTTCCAGCCTTTCTTGATATGTTGCCATAGCTATACTTTTTGTTTCCAAAAGTAAGTCCTCTCCTATTCAAAAACAAATACTTTAACAAATGTTAATAGTGTTGTAACATTATACTGTTACATATATCTTTGCACCGGTATGAGAAAAGGTAGGAAAGCAGAAAGTAGATTGATTAAGTCGGTAATGGTGTATCTTGTGGTAGATGGTTTAGCAAAGGTATGTGTACCCGACAATGAGATAATCATTGTTCCTATCGCAGTCATTCTTGTTAGTGTTATTTTGACACTAAAGGTTTTTGACTGAATTTCGACAAAAATGTAACATTATATTTTGTCATGTAACATTAAAGTGTTACATTTGTGGCAGAATAAAGAAAAACGATTTTAAACTTAATGCAGAAAAATGGATTAAAAATTAAAGAGATCATGCAAGAAAAAGGTATTTCTGTGACCCAGATGTCAGAAAAATTAGGAGTAACAAGACAATCTCTTTATAGATGTCTGAATGGAAATCCTACCATGAATCGGTTAAAAGAAATAGCTGATATTCTTGATGTTTCTCCAAAAGACTTATTTGGAGATGAGAAGAAGGATTGATTTATTGATAGTAACAAACAAAATAAAAACGAAAAGTATGGAAACGAAACTTAAAAAAGGCGACATTGTGCGGATCAAAAGTCTTGATTGGTACAACAATAACAAAGACGAAAAAGGGAATGTAACTGTGACCGGTTACAGTTGCTCATTCACAAAGGTATTAAGTGAACTTTGTGGGAAATGCTTTATTATTGATGAAGTAGGAGGCAAAGGTATCTATTTAGACGACCTTCCTTACGTGTTCTATGAATGGATGCTTGAATTGGGAAAATACGAATTAAAACCTTTGGATATAACCAAAAATTCTATTGCAACTAACAATCCTTTTATTTTCAATTCTGCAAAGAAACCTATTTCTGTTTGTGGTGTAATTTCAGTACCTTTATATATTGCGGTAAAGATTCAAGAAACACCAAAATTCCAGCCTTTTCAAAAAGTGCTTGTAAAGGATTGTGAAGAAGGAATATTTGGCGTTTGGCATTGTGACTTGTTTTCTCACATTTCAAAAGAAGGCAAATATTTCACTATTTCCGGTGAGTGGGAGAACTGTATTCCATTTGAAGGAAACGAACATTTGATAGGAACAAAAGACGATCCTGAAGAATAATGGTAACTATATACCAGTTTTCATAATTATGTTTTAAAGTATAAAGTAAATAGAATCCATTTTACTTTAATTTTTGTATATTGCACTATGATTAAATCGTTCAAATATAGATTGAATCCTACTAAAAGTCAAATCGTTCAAATGGAAAAGACTTTTGGTTGTTGTCGTTATATCTATAATTGGGCACTTGATCTGAAAATAAAAGCATACCAAGAAAGCAAAAAGTCTCTATCTGCTGTTGATTTATGTAAAGAACTTACTTTTTTAAAACAAAAAGAAGATCATCTTTGGCTCAAAGAAGTTTCAAACGAATCTTTACAGCAATCTATAAGATGTTTGGATTCTGCTTTTACGAAATTTTTTAGAGAGCATACAGGATTTCCTAAATTCAAATCTAAGCATCGTGACAAATCAACTTTCAAAAATATCAACTCTGTTAAGATTGATTTTGAAAATAATAAAATCAAAATTCCGATTTTAGGTTGGATAAAGTTTTACAAAAACCGTTCTTTTGAAGGGAAAATAGGAACAATAACAGTTTCAAAATCTTCTACTGGTAAATATTATGTAAGTGTATTAGTAGAAGATGGAAATTCTTTACCTGAAAAGAATCCTATTACACCTTCTACTTCTGTCGGAATAGATGTTGGTCTAAAAGATTTTGCTGTTTTGTCGAATGGACAAGTTTTTCAAAATCCAAAATATCTTGAAAAATCTTCTAAAAGATTAGCTTGTTTACAAAGAAGACTTTCAAGAAAAAAGAAAGGGAGTAACAGATACAAAAAGGCAAAATTGGCTGTTGCTATTTGTCATGAAAGAACAAGAAACCGTAGACAAGATTTTCTGCATAAAGTTTCTAAAAGAATAATCAGCGAGAACCAAACTGTTATTATCGAAGATTTGAATGTAGAAGGAATGTTGAAAAATCATTGTCTTGCAAAGGGTATTGCTTCCGTTTCTTGGAATGAATTTTTTAGAATGCTGCAATATAAAGCAGAATGGAACGGAGTAAATCTTATTAGAATAGGAAGGTTTGAACCTTCTTCAAAAATGTGTTCTTGTGGGTATATCAATAAAGATTTAAAACTTTCAGATAGAAAGTGGACATGCCCTTGTTGTGGTTCTGAAAATGATAGAGATTTACTTGCAGCACAAAACATTAAAAAATTCGGCTTAGAAAAACAGAATCTTCTAAGCCAAGAAAATATTTCACCGGTGGTAAACCGGGCAGAGGACGCGGAGTTGCCGACATTGGTCGGAACTGTGAAACGTCAAATTATATCGGTATAAACTGGTATATAGTTACCTGTACATTATATCCTATTCAAAACTTCTTTTGGCAGTATAAAAGTTAGATTCAATAACGAAGAAGATTTGAAAAAAGAACTTGTTTCTATGGATCAACTTTTCGATGTAGAATAAATTAATCATCTCAAAAACAATAAAATATGGAAACGAAAGACAGAACAAAAACAGAAGTCTCTATTGAGTTAAGGGAAGTTCAAAGAGAAATCAGTAAAGCAAGAAGTACCCGGAACTGGGCTAAAATCACATATTTGAACCAAAAAAGATTAAAGCTCCAGGAAGAAATGGACTATATAAAATCAAAGGACAACTTCTATTACCAAGAACAGAATATGGAAAAATCTCTTGTTTCCTGGGCTGCGAAAACACTTAACTTATCACTTAATATGGCGGACTTGTCTGTCTATTATCTTGATCTGTACATGGCCCATTTTAAGGAAAGAGGGTTTGTTCCTACTGATGAATGGAAGGGAAAAGAAAAGGCTTTTCGTGCTGCCGCCAATCAATTGTCAGACTATATGAGATATTTCTTCAAAGGAAAATCATCTGACGATAATTCTGAAAGCATGTCCGAACTTATGGACTTAATAGAAAGAGATTACTACACTGACAGAGAGAAGGTTCACCATAAACAATATGAAGACAAAGTATAATGCTAAAAATTGAGATATGACAACATTAACAACACTAAATATAACGGAAAAGAACGCTAACAACAGTTTGTCTGTAACTGTTAAAGTGAATGTCACCAAAGAAGGAGTGTTTACCACTACCTTGTCAAAAGAAGATGTGGATAAGATTCATTCTTATGGGATCAAATTACCTGTAAACAGGTTAGGTAATGAAGGATATTTTAATAGTACATCACTTTCTGATCTGGAAAATCAAATCAGGAAAGTCCTGGAGAGGCGTTTAAGCTATAAAATAGTAGAAGAAGTACCTGTTATTAAGTATCAGTTAGAAACTCTCTGTTTATTTGCCTATGACAAAAACGGAGACATTGTTCCTAACCCCTCTGTGGAATGGACAGGGAACTATGAGAATGGAGAATGGAGAGATGGAACTTCTCGTTTAGACGCTTTAAATGCCGAACCTTTCGGTTTTAGTATTTATGCAAAACCATTTCTAAAAAGAGTAATTGAATATGGTAATGGAAGAAGGCAAAACATGATGTTGCCGTCTGTCATGAACGGATTCGAAACCGTAGACAAGATTTCTTACATAAGGTCAGTAAGAAGATAGTAAGTGAGAACCAAACTATTATCATAGAAGACCTTAATGTAGGAGGTATGTTGAAAAATCATTGCCTTGCTAAGGGTATTGCTTCTGCATCATGGAGCGAGTTCTTCAGGATGTTGCAATATAAATCGGATTGGCGCGGTGTTAATTTAATTCGGATTGGAAGATTTGAGCCGAGTTCTAAGATGTGCGGATGTGGATACATACATCGTGATCTTAAGTTATCGGATCGTGTATGGACTTGCCCTGAATGTGGTTCCGTCAATGATAGAGATTTACTTGCAGCACAAAACATTAAAAAATTCGGCTTAGAAAAACAGAATCTTCTAAGCCAAGAAAATATTAACAAGACACCGGTGGTGAACCGGGAAGGGGGCGTGGAGTTGTCGGCATTAGCTGGAACGGTGAAGCGTCAAAATGTACTGGTGTAAATTGGTATATAGTTACCTTAATTAAACAATAATAAGACATGAAACAAGATATAGAATTTGCTGTTCCTCTTTTTAAAGCTGGTGCAGAATGGCGCATAAGCAGCGTGTGGCACCCCATAACAGTAATTCCAGAATGCTATCGTCTTGTCATATTTATCCCTAAAAAGGTGGGGATGACGAAACGCCTTCCTGTTATGGGTGTGTTGGAAGAGAACAAAGTTTTTGTATCCAGCCATCCAGGATGTATCTTATACAGATTTTATGAAATGGAATCATGGGCTTATTTAGATGATCTATTACCTTAAAAACAGCAGAAACAATATGGAAAGCGAAAAGAAGAAAATATGTCCTAAGTGCAAACATGAAGATGGATCGGGACAAAATAATATACATAGCATGAATCCCGAACATTTTTGCAAATGTCCTATACGGTCTATTATGGAACGAGATGGGGTTTGCTATTCTTGTGCGTTTTGGATCAGGCTATATGAAGAGAATAAGAATAATCCCAATTGGTTGATTATAGATGGAGAATCATGGATAGTTCACCCGTTTGTTCCCAATACAAACAACAAAACACGAAGATTCATGGGTATGGGAGGAAGAATAATGGAGGCTATTTCAAATGATGGGAGAAAAATCATTTCCAATGATTGGTGGCATCAAGGAAAAATTCCAGAAGAATTTAAGGAGTTAATGCCTGATAATGCCAAATGGGTAAAATGAGTTTAAGAAAACAAAAAATAGATAAGATTATGGAACAGAAAATGGTAACAATCCCGTTTGATTTAGAAACGGCGAAGAGAATAAGAGAAGGGAAAATACCAGGTCAGATTATAACAGAGAAAGGACAAAATAAAGCAGAAATCGTATATGAAGATGATTTGTGTAATGCATATCCTTTATTGGTTGTAATTCATTCGATTCCTATATTAGCGGATTGGTTTTCGTCCACGGGGGAAACGTTTAACGATGAAAATCGTCTTCTTCTTGAAGTCCCGGAATATACTACATTTAAAGATGGAGATGTACTAAGTAACAAAGATGGAGATTTTACCTTTATTCTAAGCAAGCATGGAGAATATTCAACATCTTTGTATGCGTACATTAATTTTCAAGGGATTCTTTTTATAGGAGATGGCAATATGGATGCAGCCAACAAGAATAACATAGAACGCTTTACTCTTGCTACTAAAGTTGAAAGACAAAAGCTCATTGACGCATTAAAGGCAAGCAAAGAACCTAAAGCTAAAGAGTATCTGAAACGCTTCTTCGGGATTGAAGAAAAGCCGAAATATGATTTTAAGCCGTTTGACAAAGTGCTGGCAAGAGACGAGGACGATAAAGAATGGCATATCAGCTTGTTTGCAAGGGAAATTGTGGACGATTCTGATGGATTGTCTTATAAGTATGAATGTTCCAATGGAACATTATGGAACTGTTGCATTCCTTTTGAGGGCAATGAATATCTTTTAGGAACTGCTGAAAATCCAGAAAAATGAACGAATTAGTTTACAGAAAAGAAAATCAAGCATTAACTAATAGTAGATTAGTAGCAATGAAGTTTAACAAAAGACATTCTAATGTTATTAGAGATATAGAAGAGCTTTTAGTCAAACTACCTGAAAATGAACGAAAACTCAATTTTGAGCAATTGGAAGAAGATGTCGAAATATCAAACGGTGGTTCTAAGAAATTAAAATTCTACGCAATGACAGAAACAGGATTCACTCTTCTTGTTATGGGATTTACAGGAGAAAAGGCAATCCAGTTTAAATTAGAGTATATCGCAGCTTTCAATAAAATGAAAGAAATCATAAAAAGATCATCTTTACCTTCCTATCAAATAGATGATCCTATTAAAAGAGCGGAAAAGTGGATAGAGGAACAAAAAGAAAAGAAAGCACTTGAAACAAAAGTAGAAGAACTGTCTATCGAAAACAAGGAAATGGAAAAGAGAATTGAAGAAGATACTCCAAAAGTGATTTTTGCAATGGCTGTAACCGAATCCAAACGTTCCTGCCTTGTAGCCGAACTTGCCAAGATCATCTGCCAAAATGGAATGGAGGTAGGACAGAACCGGTTATTTAAGTGGCTTCGCAAAAGAGGGTATCTTGGAGTGAAAGGAGAATACTACAATCAGCCTATGCAAAGATGGGTAGAAGCAGGAATGTTCGAAATCAAGAAAAGAACGATTACAAAACCGAACGGTGATCTGATTACAGTAAGTACACCTCTTGTAACCGGCAAAGGGCAAGTGTATCTCGTGAACAAGTTCCTGAAAGAATATGTCTCAAAATGAAAATGAAAAATCATCCAATTTGTCGCAATATAATGTTACATTTTAGCTCAAAAACTTCACATGACATATTATATTGCGACAAATCCACAAAAGTTTGTTACTTATAAACACTTCTGTCCACTATCCCACCTAAATGTTAAAATCAAAAATCTATGTTTTTAGACCTTAAAATCACTCTATTTTTGATCAAAAATATACAATAAGTAAACTCATTTTCGCCTATAGGGGAAGTCGGAAATTCAAAATTTATAAATCATTGATATTCAATTGTTTAACTCAAAATCTTATCAGAAATGCACTTTTTTCACCTTATTGAAAAATATACAATAAGTCCAATCACCATTTTCTTGTCTCATTTTACCTAAATTGTTAAAAGCAATCTGAAAAAGTAAAAGTAAACAGTTACATTTTAGTAGGAAAATAGTTACAGAAGGTTAAATAAGAGAAACTACCCTTCCAGAAGGCAAAATTCCATTCATTTAGGTGTAATTTATAGCAATCCAGATGTATTTGTAGTAGGAGATTTACCCTATTTTGTAACAATAAACCGTTACATTTTAGCCTGTTTTTGGTCTTTTATTGGTATCATTTTAATAGAGATAGCCTTTGTTTACTTTACAAATAGTCAAAATTCAAAAACAGTCGAAAAATAAGCTGAATGAAACCCATCAAAAATCACATAAGTCTGAAAATCAATAATTTAAATTTTTCAATTTTCGTCCACTCCCTTATAGCGAAAAAAGTTTTGAAAACCCGATTTCCCTGCTATCATTTTGATAGAAAAATCAATTATTTCTAAATCATTTTGTCAAAATAGGGAGATTTTATGTATTGAGCGAAGCGATTATCCCTCGGAAGGGACAAAGAATCCGCAAGGATTCCCCTTCCGAAAGAAAAACGGATAGGACAACCCACCAAAAATCGCCAATAGGAAACCAAATCCATATCTCTGTACATATCAAGAAAGAAAAACAGGAAAGTCAAACCTATAGAAAAGAAAAAGAAATACCCTACCCTCTTAAAAAAAAGAAAAGAGATATGGATAAGTAGAAAAAACTCTATTGCAAGAGTAGTTGAATCAAAAATTGCCTATAGAAATGGAAACTAAAATTTTGTATAGTATAACTCTCTGATTTTAAGAGACATAATATTATATCTATTTTTAAAAATGCCCTATATGTAATCTAATTGGAGATTTTGACTACTGACGTATTAAGCATATGGTTTGGATACAATGAGTTCTTATAAGATTTCAAAATAAAAATTCTGTATATATTAATTTGCTGAAAATTAATAAGTTAAATATGTGTTTTATTTTGAAAATCCCCCTACATAGAGTCTATTCAGGAGTTTTGTCTTGTGGCATGTTAGACACGCAGGCTTTATATGGAGAGTCCTCAAACAGTCCCTAAAGATACCCTACTAAAACAAAATACCCCGGATAACCTATTTTTAAGCCCGTTTCAGACACTTTCTTTTCAAAATGATATACCAATACAACCCAGATAAAAATAAAGCCTTAAAAACGATTATTTGATATTATGGAATTGGATCACAGGAACGGGAAAAGGAGAAGCAAAAAGGATATAGAGGGAATATACACCTACTTACATACTCCATGTACAAGGATAAAAGGTATATGAGTGTTTGTGCCAAAATGAAAATAACAGATGATAAGAAGAGGATAACAGGTGCAAAGAGAGATAAGAGAGTATAACTTGAAGTTATAGCACATATAGAGATAGAAGAAGTGACACAACGGCAATAGATCAGCAACAAAGAGACACCAAAAACAAAAGTTCCTATATATATTATATATAATATATATAGGAAAAATCAAATATAAGGATATATCCAGGGCAAAGAAGATATAAATACGCATGAAGTTATATATGATACCTACATATACAGATAGCACCCTATTATATCAAAATAGGTGTATTTTGTGTCAAATTTGAAAGGTTTTAGCAACAAATAACCCTATTTTTATTGTAAAAAGTACAATAAATCAAACTCTTTTTGCCTATAGGGCATACTCGAAAATTCAATTTATTTAAAATATTGATTTTTAGCAAGTTATATGTTTTTACTTTAAAAACTCGATTTTTTTAGAGTGATTAAAAATTATACAATAAGTCAATTTGCCTATTTTAGTGTCAAAAATGAAAAGTATTGAAGTTTTACGGGTGAAAATAGGTACATTTTGGTATTAGTATAGCTCTCAAAAATGGGTCGTACATGGTGCGTTGCAGCACCATAGAGCCATTTTTAAAAACAATAGATATATAACTCCCATAAAGAGATAAGGTAATGTATAGAGTATAAAAATAGATATAGAAGGTGATCAACAACTATAGGAATAGAAGAGAAAAGTAGACAGCAAACACAATCGCAAACACTCTGGAAGGCACATGAATAGTGGAAAAGGTAGGATAATAGAGGGAATGAAGGGAAGGTGTTTTGTGTAGGATGATGGCAGGCAGGGCGGACAATTACATACACAAACACCTCTAAAATTATAAATTCTAAGTTTCAAAGCTAAATTTTAAAATATGTACCTAATAGAGATATACCAAAGTTTACAAACCATACAAAAAGAAATATCTGCATCTAATAAAATCATATAATCTAAATTTTGAAGCATATCCAGAAATACATAAATCTAAAAAGTCACAAATCACATTTTACACCTACCTACTTATCTAACATTTTCATATTTACATTCCTTTGATTTCCTTCTTTTTTCTATTCGTTATAACTTTTTGTTATAAGTTTTTCGGCATACTCTTCACCTTCTTTTCTTCTATTTTTCATAGAATTTTGAGCAATTTGTTGATAATCACTTATTTGTGTAGTTGGTTATTTAGATTCATTCTAAATAAGGTTTTATTTATTAGTATTGGGTTATAACTATTTGTTTTAAAACAGAAGTTCCGCCCGCGCCGATGCGCTTTCGCTTTACTTCTGTTTTGATATAAGTAACAAACAAAACAAAGAAAAACAATCAAATTAACCTTTCTTAACTATAAAACCTTTGGTATGTAACATTAAAGTGTTACATTTGTATCAAAGAAAAGAACTAATAATAACTAATTAAACAACAAACATTATGAAAGCAACAAGAATTAATGCAAAGCAAGCACAAGAATTAATCAACGATGTAAAATCTGTTATCCGTTTAGGTGGCTTTGAAACAGGTTTAAGAACTAATTTAAACAAGGCTATAAGGTTCTGCAAAGGCATTTGTGGAGTTGACAGGAACGGAAATAATGTAACTTTTACACCTATTGAGAGCACAAAGCGCGGCATTTCCTTTGGAAAGTCCTATAAAATAAATGCAAATAATACACTTTAATAAACAGTTAAACGACAAAGTTATGAAGATGAAGGCTATACAAGTAATATTAGAGGTATTGAAAGTGATATTTATTTCTTTCGTTATTGCTCTTATTGTTCTATTTGTTGATGAAAGGAACTTTTTGCATGTTATCTTATCAGTTCCTATTGTTTTAATTTTACTTTATATTTTGGTTGAAAAAATCATTTATAAGTAACAAACAAAACAAAGAAAAACAATCAAATTAACCTTTCTTAACTATAAAACCTTTGGTATGTAACATTAAAGTGTTACATTTGTATCAAAGAAAAGAACTAATAATAACATAAACAAATAAAGATCATGAGAACAAAAGAACAAATTTTTGAATTTATTGCTACAGAACTGAAAAACAACAATACTATTGTTGTAGCAACTTTGGGAAATGGAGGTTGTGGTTTAACCCTATTACAGGGTGATTGTGCAGAATTTATTGAGGAGCTTAAGACCTATTCTTTTGACGGAAAAATGAAAGGCTGCTTGGATATAGTCGAAAGCGAATATGTAGAAGCAACAAGCGAAATATATCAGTTTTCCGGGAAAGACGGGCACAAAGTACAAATTTTAACTTATTAATAAAGCAACTAATTAAACAAGGTGCGCAAACCTTGACAAAACGCAATAAAGCTATGACAACTACAGTAAATAACAACGAAAACAAGGTAACTGTAAATCGTATTGGTTTCTCTGGATTATTTTCTAAGTTCTTTAAAGAGGACACACAAGTATATGATTATCTTTTTGAAGGCGGTAAATGTTATTCCTTTGCCTACTATATTGGGTTAAATGATGATTGCAAAAACGGACATTTAACCTTTAGTTTTACCGGCGAAATTAAGGTTAAAAAAAGAAATGGAAGGTTTTACACTTATATAAGTGGCGCGATTGCTGATGCAATTGCCTATTTTAAACCGGAACTTGAAAAATTTAATCGGTTACATGGTTTTAATCATTTGGGACAACCAATGTTTATAGATGACATTCGCTTTCATATCAATGAAGGCAAAACAAATGAACAAATAGCGGAAATGTATAATATTTCTAATTTGGAAGCTATCGAAATATTACGTAACGCTTCAGACAACAAAGATTTATTTCACTACCTTGTTTTTCACTTGGGCGTTGCTGATGCTTGGGAAAAGCAAGCAAAAGAAGCTATCCGGGAAATGGAAGCAAAAACGGGCTTAACTTTGAAAATTGAAAATAAGGATAAAGTTTACAAGCAATTTGACGCGGAAAAGTGTAACGACATGGCCTATTTGTTTAAACATGGTTACGCGACAAAAGAAATGAAACAAGCGCGTGAAGAAACTGCAAGATCAAAGAAACGGTTAGAAGAACTTGCAGAGATTGAAAAAGAGTTTGCCAAAAATGTAGAAAAAGCAAAAAGAATTTACGAAGTAAAAAAGGCGGTTATCTCTTTCGGTATAAGTTGGGATAACGTTACCCTTTACGATCATAGAAACGAGCTTTGTTTTAACTGGTTAGATTGCTGTGAAAAGGTTCCTTCTGATTTAATCAACGAACTTGTGTGCAGTAATACTTTACCGGAAGGAATAGAGGTAACGAACCTGGATAAAGGTAGGGAATAATAACCCTACCTATTTATTAATCAATTAAAAAGAATCAATATTTACAATAACATAAGTAATTAAGTAATAACAATTTAAACTAACAGGAGATAATAAAATGAAAGCAACTAATAATAGTACAGATACTTTGTTCATAGAAATTTTTGTTGAATTGTTGGAAATTGCAAAAGCATACTTCCAGGAACTTTTTAAAAACGAAAAACCTGGTGTATATACATTGAAAGACATTTACACTTACATTGAAAGCTGTGAGAGCTTAGAAGCAAAGCAAGGGAAAGCGGAAAGACTGACAGACAAAGAAAGAGAGCAAGCGATAAAATACTACACAAAAAGCCCTTACTATTCAAATATTAATCCTACTTTAAAAAACAGTGTGCTATACTTGTGCAAAGTTTCAAATAATATTGTTTTTATTGAAAAAGACAATTTTAAATGTAGCTTTGACATAATTAAAGTATTTGAATATCTGGAAAGGTTTAAGCAATTGTCAGGCTCAAAAGAAAAATTAGAATTTGTTAAAGAAGGAAACCAGATACAAGAAAGCGAGGATAATTGTATTTGCTCTTTTGATATTGCATTTAATAAGAAAGACAAAACGTTCCTAACCGCAAAAACCAAAAATTCAAGTTACTATTTTGATAACAATATTTTGATAGATACACATTTAAGCAAAATATATGCTACTAATGCGTTTATTTGTAAAAGTAGAAACGTGAAAATATCTAATCTTTTTGGCGATTGGGATAAGCATATATGTATACCTTTTGACACCTTTAAAAAGTTGGTAGGGAAAGAATGTCATATTATTGTTGGTAGCGACGACAAAGAGGGGCAAACAGTCGTAACGATCGTAACGGATAAAGGTGAAATATTTGAGTGTCGTTACAATGATTTCAATAAGAATGTAAATATAGAGGGCGTTTACCCTATTTTATACAAGGAATTAAAGTTAACGGTTAAGGATGGTAAACAGTTTGCGAAGGACTTAAAAACTATATCTAAAATTTCGGAATTTGTTTCTTTCGAGGCAGAAAAAGGATCAGACCGTCTAAGAGTGAATTATATTACAGAATTAGGAATAAGTGACACAGAGAACAAATATGGAGAGTTGTTTGTACAATTGTCTGAACCGTCTAATTTTACATGTAGAATTGACAATAATACAAATAGGGTGATTTCTTGTTTGGACGGTTGGAACGGCGAAATATACATTACAAAAGAATATAGTTATTATAAACTCTCTTTTGTCTCTGATAACTGTGATAATTGCTTTATGATTGGCTGTAATAAACAAAAGTGGTTTGATCCAATTAGAGATAAAGCAAATTGTTTCCCGGATAAATTAACGCCTGTTTCTTGTGAAAAAGAAACAAAAGGATCAGACACAAATATTAAGCCTGTAGGAACTTTAAAAAATCAAAACGATACAAATATACAGGAGAGCAAAGAAAGTGCTGCAAACGTGATTAAAATAAGCGAAAAAGAATATTTTACCGGGTGTTCTTTAGATGAAGTAAGAGCATGTTTGAATAGCAAAGGTTTGAGTGTCACTATAGACAAAGACAATAATATTTTTTGTGTTCCTAAAGACAATGATAATTTTATACGTGAGGTTCGCGTTTGGGCTTATACAAAACTTTTAGAGATAAATACAAAAGTAGGCGTTCATATAGAAAAGGATATAAATACAAGCATTCCTTTCTCTGATTTTTTGGAGCAATCTTTGATAAATTTAAAAAGACATGCTACAAACAAAGTATTTTTCTTTATGGAGAAAGAAGGCTATCATTGGGAGCAACCAAACACACAAACATTCCACCTATTTAAGAACGGAAAAGAAAAGGCGTTTAAAAATGAATTTGAAGCATATAACTTTGTCCGAGACAAAGAGAATAAAAGTTATTTTGACTTTAATGTCTCTGACTATACGGACGATATGATAGAAGTAACCGGACTTGACCTGGAAAGCATCACGTCTAAAGTAAAACAGGATAGCCCAAAAGAGTTAAAAGTTATACAGGATATAAAGCTATATGATAAAACCGGGAAAATAGTGTTTACTTATGGTGATGGAAATACAAACACTATAGTAGAAGCAACTTTCAACGGTGATAGTGTGCTGCAAAGTGTTTTGCAAAAGATAAACGAAAGCATGTAACGCTATGATCCGGTTAAACAAATTCCTTTCCTTGTTTGTCTCTAAAAGGCAGATAAGGAAAGAAAAAGGAAAGAATAGAATGAAGCATTACACAAAAGACAATGTTAAGTTTGTAACATGGAAATACAATGCCGGCGTGCCGTGCTTCTATTTGAACAAATCTGTAGATATTGTGAATGTACTTCTATTGAATGATTCAAAAAAGTTACAAGGTTTTTTCTGTAAAGGATATTTTGTAAAGAATATCCTAAAGAAAAACAAAAAGAAATTTTTGCCGGGCAACTTTTATCAGTTCCTTTATAAATTGGTATATGTCGGTTACAAAATAGAAAACGGAGAAAGACTGAAAATGTATCAGCTTAAAGAGGTTGCATATTTTGAAAGTGTTTAGCCTTTCCAAAGAAAAAAGATTTGTATATCTTTGCTATGTGTAGAAAATTTTATGTTTGTTATATTTAGTTTAGTTATTCAATTGGTATTCAGTAGTTTAATTAGTTTATGTTATTATTTTGTCCTTACCGGTACGCGATGTATAGGTAAGGACTTTTGTTTTTGTCCTTTCTTTAGTGTAGCTTTGCCATATAATAACCATTAAATTTTTGTCAAAATGAAACTACAAAAGTCTGTAGACAAACCTTCTATAGTTTGCGATAACTGTAGATACAGAATCGAATGTCCCTATGTGGACAAATCAGAATGTTTTGAATATAATAGTGCACAGCTTTCTAAATCTCAAATAGAAGAATTGAACAATGCAGAAGGGGAAACAACTTACTAATAAAGATTTACCGGCTATTTCCCAAAAGGACTTTGTGGAAATAATAGAACAAGCTCCAGAAGTGATCCAGACCGCTTCCAGTGAGCTAAAAAACGCTTTTGTCGCTTTGGAAACGGCAGAAAGGGCACTTTCTGAATCGTCTTACCGTTTCTTTGTCTTTGAAGGTAAAGACGGGGAGGAGATTACAGCCGATTTGAAAAGTTATTCTGCGAAGGGTTTTATTCTTCGTCACGGTGGAAAAGAATCGGACGTAAAGAAAGCACAACGACATAAAGAAATGTATGTTATACCTCTCATAGAAGAAATAAAGAGGTGCAAAGAGGTATTCAACGACATTTATCGAAAAGAAATGCTTTCTTCCGTCACGCCGGAGATCATGTCCTATATCGTGAAACTGTTTGGGGAAATGAACGGCGTTGACGATGTCCAGAAAATCCTAAAGGAAGAAAAGAAGATAAAACTTACCCAAAAGGAACTGCAAGCTATCTTTGCCAAAAAGAAAGCGGAAATCGAAAGCAAAAGAGCCGTGTTCCTTGCTTCGTCCAATCAATACAAGGTAGCAACAGAAGCCGGACGGCTACAGATCATAAACACTATCATAATTGACCTACAGCACCGGTATCAAAAATATCTGTCGGAAGAAAAAGAAGAAAAGGCACTCATATTCGAACGGGAAATAAGAAACATGTTGGAGCAAGCCCGGAAAGAAGTAAAGGGAAATGAACTAAAGTTGACTGTAGACGGAAAAATAGACATTGTCGCTACCTTGCACGGACAAGAAAACGTTTCTCGTGTATTCCGTACACTTCCCATCAATTCTATTATAATAGGTCTTGTCGCTGCAAAATCCGGTCTTGATCCTACAGTATTAGTGCACCAACTTGCAACAAGTTACTATAAGGACTTCAATGGTTTCAACAAAACAATTCTTGGTAGGGAAAAGATCATGCTTCCGGGTGACCTGATTCGTGCGGCCAATTGGGACGAGTTGGAAAAGCAAAATCAGAAGTTCTTAGACGAAATGACGCCTTATGAAGTACAGGAGGCTACTTATATAGATGACGAAAGAAAAGCCTCTGTAAAGGACAGATTAAAGGCTTTGCGGCTTAAATAGGGAAAGGGGAACCATGACGAACAAGGAAAGAAAGATAAACCTCTATATAAAAAGAGTGGAAAGGTTCAACGAGCTTTGTCCTTCTAACGGGTTCCTGTGGGGAAGTGCGATAATAAAACCCATCACAAGGCGGAATTTGAAAATAGCTCTGTCGGAAGAAAAGGAAGAAAGCATAGACCGGAAGATAAAAGGAGTTGAAAAGTTTATAAAGTATCTGGAAGGTGATGCGGGCAGTGACGGAAGGAAAAGAATGCTGCCGGAACTGAAGAAGTATCTGATAAACGTAAAGGACGCGAAAATAAAAATATCCCCATCTATAAAAGTATTTGTAAATGGGGATATAAGATCGCGTTTGTCTCTTTTGGAAAAGAAAGACGGGAAATGGACTGTATCGGACTACCGGGGAACGGTATTGAAACTGAAAAACCAGGAATCAGCCCTTCAAAGGGAAATCTTGTTCAGATTGAAAGCAAAATATGACCGGTCGATCATACCTAATACAAAAACTATTTTCCGGGCTTATTCTTAACCCAGATACATCTCTCCATGAAGTTCGGGATATTTGGAATCACGCATAATGTTCCGTACCTTTGTCTTTGTCCAAGCAGGAGCAGCATTCTTTACCGGAATGATCATAGGTTTCTTTTTGGGAGTTTCAATATTCTTCTTTTCGTAAGGCATACTATTAGTTTTTAAAGACGAAAGGGCTAAGAACCGATTTTTACAGATTGTGTTCAAAGCTCTTTCTTGATTAACGTAATTTACTAACAACGAGATTGTTAATGTACCTACTCTGTTAAGGATTTTCGGCATCCTCCTTTATTAAAAACTTAGATTTATTTATATAGAGGAATTTAGAATAGATTTTGTTATTTCATGTTTTCACCTCCTTTCTTTTGATAGGTTTGCAACTCGATTAACTATAAACAATTATACAGGTATATATTTCTTACTCAATTGTAATCCAGATGTCTTCTTTTGAAGAAGAAAGTTTAGAATATACTTTTTCAAACGCTTCTTTGATAGAAGTAAGTCTCCCTATTTCTGTGTTAAATCCTACCCCTATACATCCTTCTACATTGTCTGCTGTGGCGGCAGAATGAATCAAAACGCCAGAAAAGCCTTTTATTCCTTCCAGTCTTGGAACTTTCCCTTTACATACATTCATATAAAATTCCTTTTGGCTGAATTTAGGGGAGACCACATTCATAAGAATTTTATATCTGCCGGAAGGAATAGCTGTCTTTCCATATATTTTTTTAGATTTTATTTCTTCTTCCGACATACTTTGTGTCAATCCTCTGTCGGTGTCTTCAATGGTGTTACAAATAAATTCACCATTAATATACAATCTCCCTATTGTATATTTTTCTTTTTTCCATTTTCTATCTACTTTAATCTCCATAATTAATTGATTTTTAAAAAGTTTATAGCAAATTAATCATATCGTCTATCATCACTTCCTTTAGGTTTACACCGGGATATTCATCTTTGATCAGTTCGTCTATGTATTCTACATCTTCAAACCTTTCTTGTTGGATCAAGAGGTTTCTAAGTCCTATGAGATAATTAAGCCTTACGGAATCGATCCTTGAATCTATTGCCATGCAATAGTTTTTCAAGTTCTTAACTCTTAGCCATAGGATAAATACAATCCCCAATAGGAAAACTGCTATTATCCCCAGAATTATAATACAAATTGTTGAAAATTCCATGTTTTTATCGTTTGTAAGCCATTTTTTCTAACTCTACAGTAGTCATGTTCTCCGGGATTGTTTTAAGACGTTTGTAACGTCCTCTTTCAATCCGTTCTATGAATCCTGCTCTGTAAAGATAAGTAATAGTTTTCCTAAGTGTACCGTTAAAGAATAAATTGCATCTCGATATATCGTAAAATTCAAACGGACGATCCATGGAATTAATATGTCTAATGAGTTTTTGAAGCTCTGTTTCTTTCTTTCTGCTCATGTCTTGTTGTTTTTAAATTGTACTTGTGAAAAACAGGAAAGCGTATCTTCACAGACCGGCTTTCCCAAAATGAATCTTAACTATTATGGAAAATATAAACTGTTTCAGTCTATCTCTATATATGTTTCTATTTCTGTAAGGGTAACAGATTTAATGACCAGATCGTTAATATCTGGCAGAAAATCAAAATACAGTTTTGTTCTTTCGATAGCTTCTGTATCGGAACTTGACTGAACCATCAAAACAGCTTTCTGCATTTTTACTTTTCCTTTAGGGGTTGTTTCTGGATAGTAGGAAACGACTTTGAAAAATTTCTCTCCCTCTCCTACTACAGAAATAATATCTGTTTCCTTGATAGGAGAAATCCTAAAATCTTCATTTGTTTTGTTTCTTCCCCAATCAGTAGTGATTGTTTCTACTTCCGTATAGGTGTAAGCCCTGACAAGAATAGTTCTCTTAACAAGTATTCTTGGTGGCTTGAACCCGTCCGGGTTATCTGTCCAATAACTTATTGTTGATTCGAAATACATGATGCTTTAGATTAATGATTGTAAAATAATTCCTTTTGTAAAATCGCATTCTTCGCTACCTCTTGGAATGATAACGAAATTCTTAGACGGTGATTCCATCTTAAAATTGTAGGTTATTTCCGGGTCGGGAAGGAAAGATGCTTTTTCTATGTACAGAAACTTTTTGGCTTTCTTTTTCCATGCGGAAAAATCATAGGAGAAAAGCGGTATCCCTTCTGCCGACAACAAAGACATCCAGTTTCCCCACATATCCATTGCAAGAAGTCCTGCTGTTGCCTTGAAGCTGTCGCCGGTATTTAAAGTAAAATTCATTACATGGTTGTAACCGTCTTTGATACACTCTGCAAGCTCCCTCCCAAATTCTGAATGATTTTTTAATGTGACTGCAAGAGTGAGATGCCCGGTTTCATATATCTCATCACATCTCATGGCTCTTGCGTCACTGTCTAAAGCAACAAGGACATCTTTTGTGATTCCGTCATTCTTTCCCATCTTCCTTTTTATTAGGAATAAGAAGAACAGACGGTACGCCATTGCAACCTTGGTTCAAAGGTATTTCATTCCATTTGCCTTTTGTAATGGCTTTCACTTTCAAGAATACATCCAAAGGAACGCCCAGCATTAACGGTTGCGGTTTATAGGAATTATCCTTTTCCCATTTTGCCACTTGGAGTTCGATGTTTGTCTTTACAGCTTCCATAGAAGGTAAATAGGATTCCAGTCCTTCTATTTTGTTTGCATTGAAAAGCGATACTTTCCCGTTTTCATGGGGGACAATGATATAAAATTTATTCTTTTTCATCTTCTTCTTAATTTTTGATGTTGCAAATGTAACAGTATAATGTTACATAATCACTCTTTTATAGTTAAAATACGTAAAATTGTCAGTTTTTCTTTCTTTTGTTTGTTACTTATAAAGGCGATTCTTCTGTATTTATGTGACAGTAAACCAGTTCTTCCTTTGCCCTTGTAATGGCAACGAACTTCAAACAATCCTCTGCATACAGAGCTTTAGGCGTCTTTGCAAACTTGGAAGGAATTAATTCAGGATTTAAAAAGAAAACCCGTTTTGCTTCCAACCCTTTGCTTTTATGTATAGTAGAAAGAATGATGCCAGTTTTATCATCAGAGAAAATGTTTTTGATCTTTTGTTTCAAAGCTAAAAAAGAACCAGGGAAACGCTTGTATAGAATTTCAATGATAGAAACTTTTTCTTTCAATGCCACATAAGAAGCATTGTTAGCAATAGCAATTTCAGATAAACCTCTTTTTTTTAATTTAGAGACTTTGTCCTCCAATAGAAGGTACAGATCATCTAAACAGTTTTGATTATCCATCAGCCGACAAAGGTTTTCCCCGAAGTCCCGTCCCATGATGGATGCTTTCTTTCCCTTTTCCAGTAACATAATAAAAGCAGCGACCAAAGGAAAGTTGTTCCTACAAAGAATGAAATCCCCACTTTCGGCTTCAAAGATGTCACCACTTCTTACAACACCTTCTTTTGCTGTGGCGGCACATTCCGTACCGGGAAACACTTCGTTTGCTCTTTCAACAATTTTCTTTGCACATCTGTAAGTAACAGAAAGTGGGAGGCAAATTGTATTCGGCATTTCTTTTATGGAATTAAACACGTCCAAGTCAGAACCCATGAAGTTATAAATAAGCTGTTTTGAATCTCCTACAGCAACAAATCTTCCTCTTGGTTTGATATATCTTTGTAAAATTTCCTTTTGAAGTGTAAATAAATCCTGTCCTTCATCTGCCATAACAACTTGATGCTTAGGAAAGTTTATTTCATCCACAAAATTATATGGAATCCATAACATATCTGGAAAGTCCATTTTGAAAGATTTGTTGTCTTGTATTTTGGCACAATCCTTTCTCCACCTTTCATTGATTTTATTCAGATCATTTGTCATTGAATTTTCGTAATCCAAATCATATTCAATACAAAGCGCAGAGACATTTCTTTCGTTGATTTCACAAAGCGACAGCCTAATCTTTTCCCACAATTCTTGTAAGGCAAAATAATATCGCATTTTCTCTTTGTACTCCTTTTTTCTAAAATCAAACAATTCCATACAAAGAGAAAAGCATTTGTTTTCTTCAAGCTGCATTCGGAATCGAAAATTTTTCATTAATGTACGAAGCCCCATTGAATGAAAAGTATTACACTCTACTGTAGTAGGCAGTTTTGTTTTTAGTTCTTCCGCAATGCTTTTGTTGAAAGCCATAAACAAACAACTTGTACCTTCTTTTGTTCTATTGCATAACTCTTTGAGTGTTTGGGTTTTACCTGAATTATGAGTGATGGTAAAATCTCCTAATAGAAATCTTTCGTCTTTATCAACTTTAAATCCATACCATTCCCCTACACCTATTTCTTCTATCCAAAATCCTGTTCTTAAAACTGTTTTTATTTGTTTTCTTTCTTTTGCTTTTTTTCTCTCCATTTTTACTGGGATAATGTTTGTATTACCACTAATACTAATACTATAATATTCCCCCTCAAAGTTTAAAGATTTTATTCTTCCAATCTTTTTACAACAATACGCTGCCAAGCCAAGACTTCTACAAAGAAATACTACCGAATCAGATATTTCTTCGTACTTCATAATTAATTGGTAGCAATTATTGTTATCAAGATGTCCATCTCCATCTAATATACCGGCGATAAGATTTAGTCTGTTTTTCTGTGAATTTATAAAATATTCTTTTGGTATATTCAAACGCCCCTTTTCTTTGGCAAATTTTTTCAATATTGCTCTAATAGGATTTATTCTACCTTTTCTCAATTTCACGTTTACACTATAACAACCTCTTTCTTTTCTTTTATGTATAGATACCTTTTCTCCTTCAAATTTAAAATTTTCAAGATAGTTTATTAATACTGTATCATTTTCATTTATAGAAAATTTAGAAACATCATTTTTATTTTTGCTTCCTTCTGCTATCCACAATCCTACAAAGTAAGGATCAAGTGGCAATTCCTGTTCAGGGAAATCAACTCCAGTCCTTTGTAATTGAAGTTTCATCTTTGTCCCTGTTGTTTTTTCAACAGGTCTCTTCAAGATTTTGGATATAGGATAGTCTACCAAAGGATTTAATTGATTTTCTTCTTTTTTTACCTTATTGTTTCTTGCTATATTTTGATCATAAACAGTCAATAAATGCTGACTATTACAAATCCAACTATCACCTTTAACTGGTTTTATTTTATATAGCTTATCAATACCTGTTGATACCGATAAAACGTTTCTTGGTGTTGAATCTACACCCATCACCTTATCACCTACTCTTATATCCTGGACAGGTTTGATAGAGCCATCGTACATTAATATGGGAGTGTCCTTACCCAAACACCCCGCAGTTGCTTCTATTACTATGTTTTTATTGGTATTCTCGTAAGCATCGAAAATAGCCAATTGATACTTGCTCCATTCCATAATTCTTTTCGTTTGCTTTTATTGCTGTTAGTCTTCTTTTCTTAGATAGTGTAGGAACTCAAACGGCTCTCTTATGCCATCCAAATATTCTTCGTCCCATTCATTATCGTATGCTTCTCTTTCAAAAGAAATGTTTCTGTAAGCCTCTTTTAAATTCTTGTATTGAATCAACCTTACAATCCACTCTATCCCATACCACAAAAAGAAAGGTAGGATAAGAAGCTCTATTTGTTGCTTTAGATGAATGGATTCATGATTTATTGTTCTTTCCGTTAATGGCTTATACTCTTTCCTTGCAAAAATAAAAGGAAAGACAGCCATTGCTACATACCCCTTGAAAGGAATCAGATTATTATACACGACGATCTTTTTCATACTTACTGAATTTTTTGTAATCTGCTAAATAGTCGGCAATGAAATTCCCACAAACAATAGGATCATTATAATCTTTCCTATGTCCCGGAATCCATTTAACCTTTATCCTTAGCTTTGCGTGTTTCAAAACTTCCATGAAGATTTTGTCCCACAAGTCCTGATTCTCTACACGCAAGTCTTCTTTCACCCAGTCTACGAATCTGTATTTTAATTGATCAGCTACGTATTGGCTATCTATATAGAAGGTAACGGTTGCCCTTAAATCTTTTTTAATAGCCCTTAAAGCCATCAGAACAGCTTCCGTTTCCCTTCTGCCTATGGTGGTATGAGAAAACCCTTTTCTTATGTGATATTCCTTGTCTTTCCATTTGATGTAAACGGCAGACCCACCCAGCCTTTTAGGATGTTTTGCATAGCAACTGCCGTCTGTCCAAACTTCAAGAACCTTTCCTTTTCTTTGCTTTTTCGCCATAACTTTTTAAAATCATCAGACTTGAATCGTCCTCAAAACCCTTATTCAACATATCGGTTACCGATTTCTTGTTTTTCAGCATTTCCCATAAATCCTTGTCTATGGTAGAAGGTGAAAGCAAGTATTGGATTGTGACCGGATTTTCCTGTCCGCTCCTTTCCAATCTTCCTATTACCTGTACAAGATCGCTTGGACGAGGTGGCAATTCCAAAATAGCCATGTTTGAGCAAACCTTTTGAAGTCCATCCACCCCTGTACCCAGACATCCCATATTGGCAAACAAAAGTCTTTTGGAAGGATCGAAAGAAAAGTCAGACAATACCTTTTCCCTTTTCTTTCCGGTCGTCTCACCTATGACAAGCAGGCTGTTTTTGAAAAGTTTCTGAATGTCTTTCAAAATAGTGGAATGAGAACCGAATACGAGTAATTTGTCATCTTCGTTTGCTTCTAACCATTCTTCTATCCATTTTTTAATTGCTTTCACCTTTCCTTCCAAAGAAAGCTGTTTTAGAAGATTCATCTTTACCAAAAACTCCGCTCTTGCAGCTTTTTCCACCTTTTCTTCATCCTTGAAATGCTTAAAGATAAATTCCAATAAATCTTCTTCCGCAGACTTGTAAGCCTTCTTGTTGGTTATCTCGCATTCCACCATGTTTTCGGTTACAGGCGGAAGCTCTTTTAAAGCATCCCGTTTACTTACATGGAAATAGCAACATTTGATGAGAAGGTCGTTCAGTTCCTTGATATTGGATGCACCTGTCACATCCATTCCAAAAAAAGTTTCTTTCATGTTGCAATATCTTTCAAAGAAATAGTGATGGTAAGGGTCATCCGGCGCAATCTCTTTCAATCTTCCTATAAGTGCAAGTATGTTCAACAGTTCTGACGGACGGTTCATGATAAGCGTACCGGTTAACCCTATGATGGCAGAGGATTTTCCCGTCAACTTTTTGAATGTTTTACTCCGTATGGATTTCCTGTTTTTCAGAAAATGGATTTCATCGGCTATGATAAGAGAGAATGTCTTTTTCTTCATCCCGTCCAGCCTTATTTCGATAGAGGTCTTGCCGTTCTTTTCTGTTCTTCTCCCCAGAATGTCGTAATTGATCACAAGAACATCGGCATCAAAATCTTCTGCCGGTGAAGTAGTGGAAATGACAGATACCCGTCTATTGGGATTTGTTTCTTTCCACTCTCTCAACCAACCGGATTTCACAGAAGCCGGACATACCACCATACAAGGGAAAAGATCAAGCGTTTCTGCATAGAAAATGGACGAAGCGGTCTTCCCTGTTCCGACCGAAGAACCGTTTACATGGTTTCCGTGATTGATAGCGTAATAAAGATAGTCCATTTGATAGCTTCTCGGCTTTTTTAAGAGAGAAAGTCCTTCTATCAATAGTTCTATATCCTTTCTTGACAAAAGTTCCTTAAAAGGCTTTATTTCAGCTTTGCAACCTGTACGAACAATAGAAAGAGGATCAACTTCTTCTATTCCGCAATCCGATACAAATTCTTTGAGCAGAATTTCTTTAGCAGGATCAGATTTGATGTACAGTTCCTTGTTGGCAGAATTTCTTTTGTAAGAAAAAATGAATTTAAGCCTAAGCAACGCTTCCTTATCCAATCCGGCAAAATACCAATAATCCTTTTCCTTGTAGTAGTATGTCATTTCTTTCTATTGTCTATAAATTCAAAATAATACTTGTCATTCTTACACTTAATCTTCTTAATGATACAGAAATTCTTAATATTGACTTTTCCATCTCTTTCCAGTTTGTCAAATATGACTTCAAAGAGTAGGGAGATAATCTTGTCTACAGATCGCATGGAAATAAAACTTCTGGCATTTGTCCTAAACCCGGCTTTATTCAATACTTTCATGAAGTTGAAAGTTACCTCCCTGTAAATCTTATTCATTTGTTTCTATGTCAAATTAAACTACTCGAATTGATCGTCTTCATTAGGATCATAAGTTTCTTCATCCTCAAAGTCATTGATCCAATCTTCTATTTCTCTTTCCATCTCATTTTTGTTTCAAACTCTTCCGGTGTAAGAATAGGAATGGAAAGCTCTTTTGCTTTCTTTACTTTTGAAGAAGAGCTTTCTTTGTCTTTTGTTACAAGGATGGTCGTGTTCTTTGATACTCCTGAAACGACCTTGTGCCCTTCTTTGGATAATCTTTCTTCCCATTCTTTATTTCTGAATCCTGTAAAGCATACTGATTCGGGATTGTCCGCAAGAACAACATTGTTTTTTACATAAGAGATAGGGAAAGGTGAATCTTCAATGATATTAAAGAAAACTGCAAGTCCATTATTAAAAGAAGTGGCAGTAGTTTCAGCAACACCATCAATAGAAAGAAGTGTTTTGTTGGGTAATGTACCGTCATTAAACAAGACTTTTACATCTTCGTCCGACAAAGAATCAAAAATCATCTGACAAGTCTTTTCTCCTATTACACCATTAAACACATTGTAAGCAGTCAGAAGTCTTGCAAAAGGTACTCCATTGTCTACGTAGGAATCAAATTGCTTTCGTAGTTTTTTGGAAAGGCTTTTCCTTATTCCTTCGATTTTTTCAAGCTCCTTTTCCGTTGCGTTCACAATATCCTCGACAGAGAAAAACCCACCTTTATAGAGTTTTCTTACAGTTGCTTCCTGCATTTCCTCCGTACCCAATGTAGCAAAGAAATAGGCAAGTTGCTTTATCGCTTTTTCATCACAATTAGGATTTAAACAAACAAGGTCGGTCAGGGTTGCATCCCATTTCAAAGGTTCTCCACAAGAAGGACAGAACATCATGCTGTCACACATCCCCTCAAAGCACTCAATACTGTATTTTAACGTTTCCAAGTGTTTGGGGATAACATCTCCACTTCTTGTGACCACTATATAAGCATTAGGGCAAATATGGTTATCAGTAATGTATTTTGCATTGTAACCGGTACAGCGTGTAACCGTAGCACCATCAAATTCAACCGGTTCAAAAACGATTACAGGTTTGCTTTTGCCATCTTTTGAAATACCCCACTCGATAGAGGTAACTTTGGTTGTGTATCTTTCCTGCCAATCCGGGTTTTTGTAAGCAATCGCGTAACGCGGATTTCCATTAGGAAGTCTACCCAAAGCATTACGAATATTCTTGTTATCCACTTCAATTACAAGACCGTCACATTTGAAATTTTTGGTAAGTTCAAACAGTTCATTCAAGTAATTAAAAGCAGATTTTTCATCATCAAAAATAGAAGCAGAAGTCACCCAATACTGCGTAGCGTACGGTTCATAGGCATTGTAAAGCTCTGCAAGCTGCAAAGATTTGTCCCTATCCAAGTCCATAATACCGTATCGGATATAGGCGGTATTCCCTAAAACCTGCGGATTCATTTCATCTGCATTGAAAGCTCCTGCCACAGAATTTCTTGCACTTTTGTAACCAAGAGGTTTTACGTTTTTCAAAAACATACCGACAGGAATAATGGCTTCACCGAAAGTAAAACAAGATTTCTTTCCCATAGGGTTGCCATGATTAACATATTCGTAATGTCGGTCACTTTTTTGTCCTTCTATTCCGTCACCTCTTGTCCAGCATTCATTTGTCGATTCGTCCACCAAAAGGGAAATGCCGTCATATTTAGGCGTAATGACGATTTTGTCGTTTGGGTGAAGTTCCCATACATCTTTAACCCATCTTCTGATCTCACTGATTGTTTTTACCTTTTCCAAAGAAAACATAGGATATGGCAACTTTTCCATCCGGTCACCTTTTTTGTTTTCTTCAATGATAGGCTTTGTCAGGATTTCGCTATCAGGATATTCCTTTTTCAATTGATCAATCAAAAGATCATACTCCTTATCGCTCATCATAGGAGCGCCTTCTCTGTATTTTTGGTTGGCTTCTATGATTTTGCCTTCCAGTTCTTTTTGTTTTAGTTTAGCCATAATCTCAAATTCTTTTCGTTACCTTTAGTAATATAAATAATGCAATTAGAATAGTAAAAGCTCCTACTCCCATCCCTCCTAAAAAAGAAAGCAATCTGTTGGGAGATGCCTTTACTTCTTCTTTCAAGTTTCCGTTTTCTTCACTTATCTTGGACAGTCTTTCTTTGAGGCTTTTTACAACCAATTCCAGACTATCGCAAGAAGCTGTTACAATAATGGTGTCACCTACTTTCTGAACAATCACATTTGCTTGTCCCTTGCTTGTTTCCCTCTTTTCCCCATCTTCCATTTTTTGAGGATTGATAGTGAGGTTTACAATTGAATAGGGAATCTTTATAAGCGTGTCTGTCAATTCTCTTTCCCAGAATAGGGAATCCTTTAATGTGAAGTTATAATTTGTCTTTTGGGAAGGGCGGGATTTGCACCCACCCAAACCAATAAAACAACAAAATAACAAACAAAAAGCAATTACCGAATTTCTTTTCATATACTTTCTTTTATGATTGCAGATTTCAAGAATCCTGTTATCCCTATCCTTAGGGATTTCAATTTTCCATTTCGAACAACATCCAGTTCAATGTTTCTAAAATCCCTTGCCACTCTCACACCTTTGATTGTAGCTTCTCCTATTCCGGGAAGTTCTATTGTCTTATCTCTCAATCTGTTTAGGATACAGTTATTCTTCGAGTTCATGCGGTTTTAATACGCTTTTGTAAATCACGAAGTTATCATGTCCAAAACTGATAGAGATAGAATCACGTTCCTTTATCCATCCTTTTATTGTTCCTTCCGAATAATTGGAAAGGTTGGCTTTCAGGATAATATCTGTAATATCCCTTCCAATTGCTTCGTTTTGGTAAAAGTCTCTTGTTTTCCCATTGAAGTTGTCTAAAAGAATAGTCCTTTCCATCTTTCCGTCTGCCGACATAATAGCAAGAACAGGCTTCTTTCCTATTCGTTGCATATGACTGATAGCTATGTAAGAATTGCGATCCATGATTGATATTTATTTTACGTTTAGCATGTTTTTAATTGCTTTCTCTTGATAGAAGCGTTTTCTATCCTCACTTCCGTCTTTCTTTGAAAAGTCGTTTGCCCTTTTCTTTAACATCTTCGCTTTGTTTTCGGTGGACATCATTTTAAATTCTCCTATGGAAATATCGGGAACTGTTTCGTTCTTTTCTTCTTCATAGGAAACTTGAATGCCACATACCGGACATTTGGGAAGATTTGAAGGGACAAGCCTATTGTACCGAAAGACGAACTTTGCATTTGTCATGGGAGATTTTATCCCAAACCTTTCGCAGTTTTCATTATCACAATAAATTCTTATCATTTTGAATCTGTTTGATTTTATCCTTCAAAAGAGAAAGTTGCTTTTCCACTTCTTCCAGTCTTGAAGGGTTATTTACATTGCTTTTGAGGTAGGAAAGATCGTGTTCAATACTTTCCAGTCTGTCTAAGAAAGACAAGACAAAAATGTTCAAATACTTACCGTTTGACATAATCGAAATTATTTGTTTGTTTCTTATAATGGACGCAAATGTAACAGTATATTATTACATCACCAAGCATTTTTGTACATTTTTGTCTTGAAATTGTCAGATTTTTAAATCAGTCCTTTCCGTCTTGCATATTCGGCAATCAGAATACCATCCCTGTCCGGGTGTTTTAGAAGCACTTCCGGGAACAACCTTTTCCCTATATCCAAAGAAGCCTTTTTAAGCTCCGGTGCGCCTGTAATTCCCTTTGGCAGTAGCTCTCTTTGCCATTCCTTGGAATCCACAAAAATGTATGGCACTTGATAAAGCTCCAGCACGGTTAATTCTGCCTCCAATGCACGCATAGCAGAACAAGTTGCTTCAAACCGTGCAGGGTTTTTCATAGGACGTTCTACGATCGCAACACATGGTGCGTGTTCCTGTAAATCTGCAATGATTTCTGCCAGTACCTTTACATCCACACGAGATATGTTTTTCTTTGCTTTTGTGTAGTCCTGACCGGAAATAACAGGTGTTTTTACCATGTTGTAGTAGGTAAGATCTTTCCCTACTATTCCAATCGAGCCGGTCACACCATTATCTATTCCAATATAAAATTTCAATTCTGTTTCCTTACTCATTGTTCAATACGGCTTACGCCGTTCTCCTTTATTATTTTAAGTGTTTTGCACTTAGCGTTTTCATTTGAAATATGGGTGGTAACCAAAATAGGATATTGGATAAACTCCAACGCTTCGATCACATCATACAGGCTTTCTTTCGACAGCCCTTCCGTGATTTCATCAATGGATAGGAATTGCAGTCCTCCCCATTTGTTTGTTTCGTTTATCATATTCTGGATAGCAATGATAAGGGCTATTTCCACCCTTGCGCGTTCTCCACCGCTGTAGTACCAAAAGTTTTCCGCTTCGTCCCGGACGACATACGGTGTTATTTCTTCTTTGATGTCCCCGTCCGCTTTTGTCTTAAATCCTTCTATTAAGATACGAAGGTCGCTGTTTTCCGCTTTCAGAATGTTATTAGCTCTCGATTGGATATTTTTCAACTGTTCCAATGCAAGGTACATCTTGAAAGACTTAAATCTGCCGATCCATTCTTTTTTCTTGAATAGAAGTGCGTCCAAATCGGAAAGCTCTTTGTCATATCCGGCAATCGAAAGCATAGTGTCCTCTATTTGTTTTTCTTGTGAAGACACATCCACTTTCGTAGCTTTTTCTTTCTTGATTTTCTTTATCTGCTTTTCATTGTCTTTGATATCGGACATATTGGATTCAATTTTTTCAGACAAGGTTTTCTTTTTCCTTTCCAAAGAAGAAATAGTGCTTTTGATACTTTCAATATCATCATTGATCTTGTAAATAGATGTATTGATTTCCTGTGCCGACTGACGAATCTTGTCTATTTCATCCTCTTGCTCGTTTTTTATTTGGATGAAAGAAGAAATAAGGTCTTCGTATTCTTTCAAAGATTCGTCCAAAGTCTCCATCTCGGAAACAACTTCTTTCTCCTGTTTTCCGATTTTCACTTTCTTCTTTTCCTCCTGCTCCAGCGTAGTGTCTTTCAATGTAAGGAATTTGTGCTTACATTTTGGACAAGTAATTGCACCGGATAAGTTTACAAGGACTTTTCTAAGGGACACTTTCAAATCGTCATGGATTTTTGAAAGCTCTTCTTTCATTTCCAAGACTTCATTCTGATTTGCTTTTGCTTCTCCCAATTCCTTTTTAACGGATTCGATTGTCTCTTGTATCTCTTTGGTAGAAGGCAGGCAGTCTTTCTTCTTTTCTTCCTCTTTCAAAAGGTCTTCCAGCTCTTCCAAAGCGGAATTATTTTCTTTTATGCTTTTGTCTGCACGACTAATTTCATACCGGAAAGAATCAATTTCTTCTTTCAGAGACTTTATCATATCTTCTCTTTTTTCGATACGAAATAGTTTGTCGGCTTCAAAGTCAAAATTGGCAGCATCTTCTATTACCTGTTTTAGTGCGTCCACACTGCCTTCTGCACGATCCCTTTTACTTTGAATAGCAAGTTTTTGAGAAGATAAAGTGTCCAGTTCTTTTTGAATGATGTCTTTTGCTCCATCCAAAAAGTCGTAATTGATAAACCGGCTGATAAGAGCCAATTTATCTGTATTGGAGCTTTTAAAAAACGATTTGTAGTATTCCTTGCAGATAAGGAAATAGCTTTTCAAATCTTCCGGTGAAATGGCAATCCAAGAAAGGATATAGTTGTTCCCGTCTTTTACGGTAGCAAGTTCTACCGGTTTACCGTTCAAAGACACATTTAGTTTACTGCTTCCTTTTAAGGGCAAAATACGCTCGATAGAGAGAGTTTCTTTTCTTATTGGACACTCTATATCCAATAATACTTTTGCTTCCTTCTCACCCCTTCTAATGAGCTTTTTATCCACACTGCTTCGGTAATTGTTCCCGGTAATGGCAAAATAGACAGCTTGCTGCATGGATGAATTATGGGTAGGAATGTAGTTGTTTGTGACAAACATGCCGTCTTCACCGGAAACAGTTATGCACTGCTGTTCTTCCGCGCCCAAACAAGTAAAAGCGATCATCTTCCGGGAAGATTTACCCAAGCATTCCGGCACCTCAAAAAAGACTTCCTCGTCTTTTGATCTTTTCATGATTTCTTCAAGCGAGATCACATGCCAGTCTTCGTCTTTATGCAAACGTACTTTCCATAAATGACTTCTGTTGCATTTGACTTCCGTCCCGTCAGAAAACGTAATCTTATAAGCAACATCAATGTCATGAAAAGGGATTGCTCTTACTACTTGATACCCACCGGAAGGATGAAGGATAACATCTCCTACCTTTATTTCTCTCATTTTTACAAACCCATTAGGAGTAAGGATGTCTGCATCCATTGTTAAGGCTTTCCCGCTACCATTACTTCCTTGATTGTCGTCTGTTTTATTTAACCCTACAAGTGCAGTTACCCCATCTTGAAATTCGTATTTAAAGTGTTCGAATGACACGAAATTTGTTGCTTCAATTCTAATCGGCTTCATTTTCTTCTTCCTTGTTTTCAAATGTTGTTTCTTTCTTTCTGAACGTATCAAGAACATCCTTCTTGATTTTCCCAAACAGCTTTGCATCTTCCAAAAGACGTTTTCTTGTTTTCGGGAAACCGAACCCTATCTTTTCTTCACCATAATAGATGTAAGTCCCCTTTTTGGAAAGTACACCCAAATCAAGTCCCATGTTCACAATTTCCATCACCTTGTCAATCCCTACCCCGAACCGGATAATGATTTGACATGCTTTAAAAGGCGGTGCAACCTTGTTTTTCTTACAGGTTATCTTCACCTTGTTGGAAACTTGTGTTTCTCCTTCTTTTTCAGAACCCACACGAGCAAGCTCGATCCTCTGACTTGCATAAAAAGGAATGGCAAAACCTCCCGGCGTTGTGGTGGCCGCGCCGTATCCGCCTATGTTAGACCGGATTTGATTGATGCAAAAAAGGATACATCCGGTCTGCTTACAGATGTTCTTTAGGATATTTACTTGGGAACTTAAAAGGCGAGCTGTAAGCCCTATATGTGCGTCCCCTGCCTCTCCATTCAAAAGAGCAGTAGGAACAAGTCCGGCAATGGAATCGATCACAACAAGTCCGATAGATTCTTCATTGCACATTTCCTTTGCTATTTCAAGCACTTCTTCTGCGGTAGAAGGCTGGGAAAGGATAAACTTGTCGGGGGACAAATCAATTCCTATCGCCTGCATGTATTTTGGATCAACAGCGTTTTCCGTGTCAAGATATCCTACCGCTTTTCCTGTTTTCTGCACTTCCGTTGCCAAATGGAAAGCAATACTTGTCTTACCGGAAGAAAAGCCTCCGTAGGCTTCCACAACACGACCTTTTGCCCATCCTCCACCAAGTATTTCGTCCAGTAGGTAAGAACCGGAATGAACAAATTCAATGTCCTGCCTTTTCCCTGCCACAGCATCCTTGCCAAAACGATCTTCTATTCTTGAAATAAGATCACCTAAACGATTGGGTTTCTTTTCTTCTACAGGTTGTTCGTCTGTCACAACAAGAGCTTCTTCTATCTTTTTAGTTTCCTTTTTCTTCGCCATAAAGCAGTTTGTTTAAAATTTCCTTTCCTTCTTTTTCATCATATCCGTTTTCTTTGCAGAAAGACGAAAATCTGTCTTCTATATCCTTTTTCTCCAAAGTCTTTACCTCTACGGTAGGAGCAAGGACTTCCTTTATTTCTATTTCCTTGAATTTCTTTTTGATGTCCACACCTTCTTTTGTAAAAGCATCTTTATCAAAAGCATCAAGTGAAGATTGTTCTCCCCAAACCTTTACCCTTACACGAGCGGTAGGGTTTTCTTTCTTGAACTTGTTAATAAGTGCCACCGCTTGCTTGTGTGGTGTTTCTTCTAAGTCAATTTCCAGTTTTTTGAATACTGTTCCTTTTGTGGAAGGGATAAGATCGACTTCCAAATCAGAATCCAGAAGCCAAAAACCCTTCTTTTCATCTTCCCCAAAATTGTTCTGTTGAACACTTCCCAAATGGTAAATGTTACTGCCTACACGTTGGTAATTATGATAGTGTCCCAAATACACTTTTTTAAACATCTCGAACATGGAAGGCTTTAGTTCGCTTTTTACTTCTGTACCGTCCATGTTCTTGCTACCGGTTACGGCAAAGTGCCCGAATAGGATGTTCTTCTTTCTCTTGTCCCCGATTTCTGCCAATTCGTCAAGTAAAATGTCATCAGTGAAAAATGGCAGGAAAAAGCAATAAACCCCTTCTATCTGCATACCGTCCAATTCTTCCACCAAAGTAAAAGAAGGATGATGCTTGAAAGCTGTAAGAAATGACTTTTGACTTGAATAGGATGTTTTGTCATGATTACCGGGAATACAAATTATTTGATGTCCGTTTTCGTCATACGCTTCCAATATTTCGTGAAGCGTAGAAAGGCACACCTCCCTTTGGGATACCCTGTTGTCAAAAACATCACCCAGCCAGATATGAGTTTTAATACCCTTTTTGTCGGCTATTTCCATTTCTTCCAGCAAAATATCTTTTATGGTAGAAGCATTTCCCTCTGACAGATGATGGTCGGTTGAGATTATAGCTAAATATTTTTTGCTCATGTTTGTTTTGTTAGAAAGGAAGGGGACTGTATTTCAAGTCCCCAAACCAAATTAGAAAAATATGAAAACTAAAAAAGAAGAAATTATTTCTTTTTCATTCTGGCTTTCAGCTCTTGCAATCTTGCTTTAGCCTTTAGAAGTTCTTCGTCCTTGTCCGTAGCATCTTCGTCAATAGGAGATTCTTCTTTGGGTTCTTCCTCATTTTCCGGTTCAGATGCCGTTTCTGTGGAAGTTTCATCTTCTTCCGGGAAAGGAAGTGCCTCTCCAGCTTGTGCCAAATCATACCAAGAACGAACCTCTGCTATTGTCAGATCGTCCGGCAATTCAGCTTCCGGGTACCCTTCTCCAATATAGTCTTCCAAGAACTTTTTCATCTTTGAAAGGGGAGGGTAGGAAGCGACTTTTGCTGCTTTTTCTTTTGCCGGTGCACTTGCCGGATTCTTTCTCGGAGCAGATTTTTCTTCTTCCTCATCTTCGTTTTCCGGTTCTTCCGCTTTCTTTGACTTAGAAGTGGATTTTGTCTTTTTGGGAGCTTCATCTTCCCCCTCATCGTCTTTGCTACCCTCTTCCGGGATCAATGCAGCCATCTCCTCTATTTCAGTAAGGAAGCCATCATCAGCAAAAATATCGTATCCGTTTTCTTCGTCAAAACGCTTCAACCCGTCAAGAGCCATATTGAAATCTTTCTGTGAATAAACATCCTTGTAGATTTCTTCCAGCGTAGGAACTTCATTCAAGAAATACTCCATATCTTCATCAGGAATAACAGTTTCTTCAAAGAACTCATCCCAAGTTTGTCCTTTTTTCGGAATACCGGCAGACAAAGAGTAGGTTTTCTTTCCTTTATCATCTTCCCCCATTGTGATCACAAGCGGGTATGCTCCTTCCAATTGAGAGAAAATATCGAAAGAAACCGTTTCATCGTCCGACATTTCAACCGAAATTTCCTTTATGCGGTTCATCCATGTTCCGTACAATTGCAAACGGGCAAAGTCTTTTGTTCCTTGGTACACATAGCAAACATACGCCAAAGACGGGTTGATACCCCATACGAACTTGTTTCCTTTTTTGTACCCCATAATAGGGTTAAGGAATTTTCTGCGTTCTGTTTCGTCCTGGTATTCTTCGGAAGCCTTTTTTCTCACATAATCGCAATACAGGACAATAGGGTCTTTCCCTTTCAAAAGATTCTTTCCGTGAATGTCGGCGCAGAAAACATTCTTGTCTTTTACCTCTTTGCCGGTCACCTTACCGTTCGCATCATAAGTAGGAACTTCTACACGCAATTTGGACATCTTACAAGCTACATAAGCCTTTCCCATTGCTGGAACGACACGAAATACGTTCTTTCCTTTCTGAACAGTAGCAAAGCCTGTATAGCTCTTGCTGCCTTTGTACATTGTCTTTTCAGCCTGTTTTACTTCTGCTTCTACATCTTCAATTGATTGCTTCTTGAATTTCGATTTGTCAAATTTCATAATTCTTTTTAATTTAATTGATTGATAAATAAATCGTTATTTCTCTTTTATGATTAAAAATGTGTTGATTTCACCTTCTACCAAATTGTCCAGAAATTCTTCTGGCGTTACCTTCGGGACAAGTCCCGTCAACTTTTTGTCCTTTGACTGCAACGCCCAATAGAGACTGTCTATTTCTGCCAAATGCTTTTTCTTTTTGACCAAATCCTTTTGCATGGCATGTAGCTCTGGATTGATTGTCAAAATATCATCCAAAGAACTTTCCGTAAGTTTCACAAGTCCTATGTCTTCCACTTTAACCTTTCCACCGTTTACAATAGATTCACGTCTTATCTGTGTAGCAAGTTGTGCTTTATAGACATTAAATTCCACTTTTGCAGATTCATACTCTGATTCTGCTTGTGCTCTAAGAAGCCCTACTTTGTTCAACAGGACGGAACAAGTGGCGATTTCCCCATACAAATTTGCATGGTCTATGGAAGTCACCACATCCATGTCCAATTCGTTTTTCAAATCATTGGAGAGTAAAACTATCGCTTTATCTCCAATATTCCTTACAAGTTTCATGCTCCAAGTTTTATAAATTTACTGTTACTGTTTACTTGCAATACATATTCTTCTTTAAACTTGTCAAAGTTAGCCTTTCCACTTAGAAGAAGGATGCTTTTCTTTGAAGATATAAAGAAGTCTGCGTTCTCCTCGTAATCGTCCGGGAAAATAACCACACGAAGAAATTTGTAATTGCTTTCAAGCAAGAGGTTGGCAAATCGCCCTTTCTTTCCCTCTCTTTCTTCCACTTCTAAAACGTAACCACCTACCATAACCATTTCATAGGTCGATCCGTCATAGTTTTGCAAATCTTCCACATTGTAAAAAACCCCGTTTCTAACTTTTGGTTTTAGGTATTCCCTTACCAATCCTTCGTAGTCAAAGAAAGCAAAACCGGACTTGTTCTTTTGTTGTAAAAGCCACCACCAATCCTTTGCAATCTTTTTCTTTTCAAAAGCAAGAAAATATTCATCCTTTTCCTTGTCAATTTTGATCTTGTTCTTTTCCCGGTACTTTCCAAGCATGAACTCCCTTGCAGAAAAGATATTGGAAAATTCCCTTGTTTCATCCATCATATCGAACGCACCGGAATAAATAAGATTTTCAATAACGGATTTGTTCACTGCCGATCCTTTGAACGTGTGACGGTCTATAAATTCAGCCAAAGAAAAATACTCCCCATTCTTAGAACGTTCTTCCATAATCTGATTCTGTGCCTTTTCTCCTACTTGTTTTGTTGCATTGATCGCCCAATAGATGCTATTATCTTTTTTGTCCGCCACAATGTTTATATCAGACTTGTTGATATTTACAGGTTTGATTTCTATTCCTTCCGTCTGTTGCATTTCATTGACGTATTGGGGAAAATCATCTTCACTTGCACGGGATAAAGCAACCGACCAAAACTCCAAAGGATAATGAACTTTCAACCATAAAGAATTGTAAGCGTTGATAGCGTATGCAGCAGCATGACTGTTACATGTTACAATTCCGTTTGCGACAAAATTGTGGTTTTCATCTTCCATTTCAATATCGTACACATCTTCATTACCTACAAGACTTACAGAAACAACATTTGCCATTTGCGCATTGGAGCTATTATTAGCAACAAACAAAGTTTTCCCCAAAAGAAACTCTGCATACACTTTTCCTTCTGTTGTAGGGAATTTATGGTTTCCCGTTGTCTTTATTCTTTTCCCATCAACAAGAGAAATTTCATACACAGGTCTGTTGCCGGAATACCTAACGTCTTTTATTTTAGAAAAATACAACGTACCGTCTTTCTTCATGCTTTTTGCGACAAAAGAATTACATTCTTGATTGTGAAAAGCATAAAACAATCTTTCAACCGTTATTTCTCCAAACCCAACAACATATACTAAAGTGCTGAAACTCACACACTTATTGAACGAATACTTAGCAAATTCCTCCATTTGCCCCCAAAGAGTTTCTGCATATTTTGGGGTTACGCCTTTACTTCCAAATTTGCCAACATATCCTTCAATAAATTTAGTTTTTAATGGAAGTAAAACATCTAACTTTTTCTTACCTAATGATTTTCTTACTTTATCACATGTAACTAAGTCAAAGCCAGCAAGTTGATTGCAAATGTTCATAATCTGTTCTTGATATACCAACACAGAATAAGTATTTTTCAGAATTTCTTCCGCTCCAATAGGATATTCCGGTTCTTTTTCTCCATTTTTCAAAGCAATGTAGTCCATGTGAAAACCATTTTCCATTGGCCCAGGACGGAACAAAGAAAGTGCTGCCACTACATCATCCATGTTTTTAGGCTTCAATTTTTGAGTATAGGCACACAATCCCTTTGCCGAAAACTGGAATATGTCACTAAGCCAACCATTTGCAAAATACCTGTAAACCTCTGGATCGTCATACTCAATATCTGAATAGAGATTGATTTTCCTACCCGTATTCTTTTCAATCAGATTCAGAATATCAGTGAATTTATCCAATTGCTCAATACCAAGAATATCTTCTTTCAAAAAACCGGCTTCATCCATTTCTCCACCTTCCCATTCACTGATAATCAAATCACCCGATTTTCTAACCGGACACCATTCGTACATTGACTTTTCTTTTGGAAAGATCATCATAGCGCAAGCATGAATAGAAGCTGCTTTTTGCTGACCTAAAAGAAGGAAAACAATATTCATCATTTCTGGATATTTATTCAGAAATTGATTTATTTCTGATCTCTTACAAGCAAGTTTCAAAAAATCTTCTTCCGTCTTTACATCTTCTATCATTTTAGTAAGCCTCCTAAGAGTAGGAACTGAAGCTCCATAAATCTTTCCTACATCATTTATAGCCTGTTTTATCTGTAAAGTAGTGTACGTGCCTACAGAACAAACTTGCGAAGCTCCAAAACGATTTTCCATGTATTGTTTTACTGCTGGTCGGTATTCTCCCGGCACATCTGTATCAATATCTGGAAGGCTAGACAAAACTCTACCTTTATTCAAAAACCTTTCAAAAATCAAACCAAAGTGCAATGGATTTGTATTTACCAATCCAAACAGATAAGAAATCAAAGAGCCACTGGAGCTTCCACGACCGCCACCTAACAAGATATTATTCTTTTTGCACCAATTGACAATATCACGCAAAATCAAAAAGTAATCAACAACCTGTCCGTATTTGATTACATCTGATTCTCTTTCAATTCTTTCTACCAGTACATCCTCCGAGTAATCTTCCAAAAGTTCCGGTTTGTTCTCCAACCCTTCATAAATCAAAGAATCAAACATATCTTCATTGGAAGTGTATTTTTTCTTTTCTTCTTTTGTCATTTCATAACGGGGAAGATGTCGGCTGTCAGTAGGAATTTCAAAATTGCAATTTTCCGCAATCATATCAGCATTGCTTCTTGCTACCATATAAAATTCCTCTCCCCTTTCGCTATCCTCGAACAAAGAAAGAAGTTCTTCCATGTAAGTCGCTTCGTCCTTGAAATACTGATTACCAGATTTGTAGTTTACTTTCCCGTCAATCTTATTTACTACTTCTCGAAGTATGGCGTATTCCGGCTCAATATAATAAGCATCACAAATAGCTACGGGCTTCATTTTGGACTTATAAAACTGTTCAAAGTTCATCAAATAGGAGGTATCCCTATCGTTCTTTGTGTATTTCACGGTATCTACTTGCCAAAACACATTGGGTTTGTTTCTCAAAAGGATAGGAACATCTTCAAACTGTATTGTTTTTGGATCGAATACAATGTACACATCTGAAACATGTTCCGACATGTCTTTTGGAGAAACGAATTTTCCATTATCGCCACAATTCAAAACCTTGTTTAATGCAAGCAAATGCTGCCAGCCCTTTTCATTCTTTGCATAGACTTTGTAAGTATAGGTAATGTCCTTCTTTTCATCCTTTACCGGGACTTCCAGACCAAACACAGGTACAATTCCTTCTGCCTTGCAGGCATTCTGAAATTTGAGCGCACCTGCCAAAGTTGCTTTTTCAACAATCCCCAGTCTTTCTATCCCTAAGAATTTGGCTTTCTTCACCCAATCTGGATACAATCCCGTACCATTCAAAAGTTCAAACGATCCGTGCACTCCCAAGAAATTAGTAGAAAGACCTGCCATTTCGCTTTGCCCTCTCCATTTTAACCGGTTCAATTTAGGCTCGTTCTCTTTTCCTTTGTCCAATGTATACCATACACCGCCAAGACGGAAGATATAACCATCTTCTTCGGTGCGTTCACAATCCCAACGAAAATCCTCTGAAAAGAAATATCCGTCCTCGTTAGGTTCAAAGACTTCGTATGATTTCCCCTCAAAGGAAACAGTGTAATTTTCCTTGTCGAGAGAATATTGTATAGTATTGGGAGAAAGATATTCTTCCAACTCATTTAAAAGTCGATCCATCGTATTTTCTTCTTTTCGTTTTCACAAGCAAACATACAACTTTTGTATGCAACAATTGTATGTTTTTACAATCCTTAACCCCGCTTTTAACCTAAGTTTATTCGTGTATTCAAAACACTTTTGATAAACTTCAACCGGTTAAAAGGAGTGTCATTTGGTATCACTTCATAAGGCAATTTTCTTTCTATCAAAAACTTCTTTATTTCTGCATCCCAACATTTTCTTCTTTCTGCATCTGCCATTCTTTCCTCATCATTTTCTACATCCCAATAAATAGGAAAATAAAAGATAATAGGAAGAAAATATTCACTGACGTTTATAAAATCCAATTGTCTTTTCAATTCTGCGTCTCTTTGAATAGAAGCAGGGATTGTTTTCGTAAACGTATGCACATCTATTACGCTTCTATCGGAAACATAGCAATCTGTGTTTAACAGTTCCGCATACTTATCAAAAATCAGTTTTTGATTTTGGACGGAAGTAAAGGAAGGTTCTATCTTTCCTTCCCTTACCAACTGCCTTGTTATACTGTCTATCTTGTCGAACCGGTCAAACGTTCTGTCTTTCTTTAAAAGTTCAAACACAGAAGTCTTTCCGACACAAGAAGCACCCAAAAAAGTTACAGCCCTAACCATTACCGATTATCTCCGTCACCGTGAATTTTGTTTTCTGCCTTTCTCTTTGCCAGCTTTTCCACATTCTGCTTTGCAATGGATACCAAAGACTGGTTCGGTTCTTTCCCCTCGATGTAAGTAACAAGATTCTGTAACCCTATAAGAATCTGTTCCAACGCTGTATGACAAAATTCTTTTCTCTTTTCAGGGAAAGGTTTGCTGTAATCATCGTCCCGGAAGTATTTCTTCACTTGACCGTTAATGATACCTGCCTGTTGGAGCAAATAGGAAGGACTTAATCTGTACACATCCGTATCGTCCAATTTGTGTAATTCTTCGGGGAACTCAACCGGCGGCAATTGCAATTCCTGTCTTGTCATTGCAACATACCAAAGGACGTCTCCTACTTCTTTCATGATTTCCTTTGCTTCGGCAGCATTGTCCACCTTTTCAAAAACTTCTGCCAATTCATTGGTAAGTCCCATTACTACATACGGGATAGCTACCTCTTTTGCATAACACGCTGTTGAAGCCGCGTGCGCTTCATACTCTTTAAAAGTCATAATACGAAATTTAAATTAATTGATTTACAACAACTTACCATCAAAACACATGATAAGTCTTTTTATTTTGATGTTCGAATATTCCACATCTTTTTTCTTTCCGTTCACTTTGATAGTGACCGTTTGATTCTTTATATCGTTCTTCAAAATCCGATACTCCTTGTCGTCATAAATAACAATCTGATCCTTTTCAAGCAAATAGATCATATCCCAAAACCACTGCGAGTTTCTTTTCTGTTCATTGGTGGAATACTGGAAATTGGGAATACCGGTAGGATTCAAGAACTCTTTCTCATAAAAAGAAAAATATTCTTCCACCGAAAAGAAAATAGACCGTTTAAAATGTCTTTTTGCCAACAACTCGATCCGTTCCTTTTTAAACTCTGCGATATCATTTGCCATCTTGACAAATTCGGGCTTATCAAAAATAAGGCTTCTTACCTTGTGGGTAAAGTATTCCAATTGGAGCACTTTCAAATATTCGTCTATCGATAATTCTCTGCTTCTGTCCATTTGATTTTATGATTTGTGATTTTCAACAAAAGTAGGGATAACCTACCACATTTTCTTGATTTTAGAGACGTAAAAATTGATAGGGTCATACAAGTTATCCAAAACTTCTTCCAAATAATCCATATCCATATCTCCCGGGTCAATGCCCGGTTTGTAAAGATAAGCTATCTTGGTGTTGAATGACTTTGCAAGCATCAACCCTGCACTTTTGGATTCTTCAACAGTCGCATCGTCATACATCAGAATCACATTCTTTACCCCTTTTCTTTCCAAATAGGATATTTGTTCTTTGCTTATACTGTTCCCAAAAGTGAACACACACTTCAAATCCCTGCAATCCCAAAGTTTTAAAAGATTGTCTATACCTACTTTGTCAAATAACCCTTCCACTATTATCACGTCCTTTGTAATAGAAGAAAGCTCGTTGTAACCGCCTAATATTTTTGTAAAGTTCGTCCCTATGCTGTTTTCATATCGCAAATGCGGTTTAGTACCGGTTTCCTTTGCCCTTTCCAAATCTCTTTTATGCCACTCTTTGGAATATCTGCTTCTGCCGAGCCATCCCACCAGCTTATCATCCATTTTCATTTTAAAGATGATGTAGTTTTTCAAATCCTTTTCTAAAATAGATTTGGTTTCAGACGGTTCAAAAAGTGCGTAATGATACGCTCTAAACCCTCTTTCGTCTAAATAAGGGTCAGATTTCAGTCTTTCAAGACGAAGGGGAGGTTTTACTTCCGGCAATTCTTCGGACACATCTTCATCCACATCATCTTTCAAAGGTGTAAGTTTTACACTTAATGAATTTTGATATTCCATCCGTATAAGATCTTTCCTTCCTATCTTGTCCAAGAAATCCTTCAATGGTTTTTTACTACCACATTTCCAACAGTGAAACACACCGCCGTGAGGATTCAAAAGAACACCCCATTTCTTCGATTTTCCACAATAGGGACAATCCATGTTTTTATTGGAGAGCCACCCCTGCGAACCGAATATGCGAAGTCCAATCGCTGCCTTTACTTCTTCTTCGTCTATCCGTATCATAAGCCTAAATGCTTTCCATTTTATCTACTTGCACCTTTTTTCTGCGAGCTTGTTTCTTTTCTTCTTTCCTTTCGGAAACTTGATTATACATTTCCATCGTTCGCCCCCTGTGATAGAATCGTCTTTTGTCATAATTGGTAGCAATCGTGATCACTTCTTGACTTTCCTTGTAATCACGGAGCTTATCGACATAAATACGGGCTGTTGCGTTTGCCTTTTCCTCTATTGTCATATTCAATGTAAACACAAAAGAAAAAGGTTTTACAAGTGTTTTATCACCTTCTGTATAAGAACGGTCAATCACCTTATCCGGGTTGTTCCATACTTCAAACGGAACATCACTTGTCTGTGTGGCCGTAATGATAGGAGCACCTATTTCATCCGCCAAGTTCTTCAAAAGCTGGGCACAAGTCTGTAGTTTTTCTTTCTTGTGATCAGGATCAGAATCTATCTTTTTGGATATACCGGTCTTTACCAAATCCAAAGAATCGAGTATCACCAATCCGGGAAACTTGCCATGTGTATTAAAATAGTCATAACAAAGTTGCCTAACATCACTCATGGAAGCCTGTCCGAACTTTTTGAATCCATACACTTCAATGTCAGAGCTAAGTTCCTTTACCTCTTTGATAGCTTGTTCTATCTTCTTTCTGTTCTTTGGACTGATATTGCCGGATTTGATGTCGGAATAGGATTGGGCAGACCATAGCTGATCATATATTTGCATACAGACTTTAACCCCACCTTCCAACTGGATATGAAGAACCGGCACACCTCTAATGGCAGCAGAATACCCATGCCATTTCAATACAGTCGTTTTTCCTGTGCCGCTGCGAGCAATCCAAAGCGTTGTGTCCCCTATTTCCATGCCACCGAAAGATATATCGTCCAACCTGTCGATTCCAAAAGGAATTTTTACTGGCTTTTCCGTTATTGTAGCAGCATCCATGCGTCTTTCAATCATACGTTGCTGGAAACCCCCGAAAACAGACTGGAAACCCCCTGATTTGGAGCGAAAGGACATCTCCAATATTCTTTGGGATTCTTCAGCGTTGACACGTATTGCTTCTTCCTTCTTTCCTTCTTCATACAAGTCATGCACTTTCCTTGAAAGAAGTTCAAATTCCGTTTCCTTGACAAAAGACTGCAATTGGTCTATTGCAATTTCCCTGTCTATCAAAGCCGCCTTCTTTATTTCCTTTGCAGCGAGCTGCACGACATCCTCGTCACATAATTTCTGACAAATAGCACCGATAGAAGGTAGCTTGTTCTTTTCTGTATATTGTATGATCGCTTCCCTAAGAATGAATTTATAGCCTACCCATTCTTTAGGAATCAATTCGTATTTCAAATATTCCGAAGCTATACGCATTATGACTTCATCAGAAAACATCAATTTAAAGATTTCCGCCATGAAGCCGGGATTCAGTTTACCCATGATCCATATACTTATTTATACCATATTTATACTAAAATTGTTACCTGATCCGTTTTCTTCACGAAGAGTGTAAAGTGCTAAAAATGAACTCATCACAATGTCATCGTGCCCTGAACTCGCTTCCAATTTCCCTTTATCGCTTCTGAAAGTAACGGACGCAAACTCACTGAACATCAACTCTACCTTTTGTCTTGTGTCCCCTTCCTTGTATGGAACTTTAATCTGTCCTCTTTCAAACATGGCAGACAAAGACGGAAGACCGGAATAGAGGTCTTTCTTGTTCCCTTCTGTTGTTGTAAACTGCTCGATATTGGAAAGACCCCTTTCTCTTGCAAGTGCAGACAAGATCCCTTGGAAACCGTTTGCCTCGCATACTATCTTGTCCGGCTTGTACAGACGGTTGAAAAGAACGATCTTGTCCACCTGCTCATTATGGGACATTCCTTTTGCACGGAAATAGTTTATCAGATAGAAGTTGTTCGAATAGTCAATACCCCAAACAGAATAGACAGTATAGTCAGCACCAATATTACCGGATACAGCAAAGTCACATCCTACCACTACCCTTTGAAGTTCAAACGGGAAAAATTCTATACTATCAGCAAAAGAAACCTTGTCCATCCCTACAGTCGATCTTCTTAGATACTCATAAGGAAATATCGTTGAATTGTCTGAAATAGGGATAACCAAATACTCACGAGCAAATACAATAGAACCAAGCTCTGTCCTTTTTGCTTTTATATCCTCAAAGGTGTATCTATCCGGTGCAAGTGGTCTACCGTCCGGGAAAACAATAGGGTATTCAAACGAATAGAAACGTTTATCACCTTTTATCACATTGTACAGTTCATTCGGAGCAGTTGAATAAGGTGTACCGGATACAATCAAATACCCGTATGGTTCTACAATAGGTGTAATTGTACCCCTAAAGACTTCCTTCAGCTTTTCCCTTTGTTCATCACTATACAAAGAACTTTCGTCCGGCATATCATCTATGATTGCTGCACCAACGTGCAGACCACGAATAAACCCGTCCTTACCACGGACATGAAGTATAGCACCGTTCTCACCTTCTATTGCTGTTTCACCTAATTTCGCCTTTCCGTTAGGATCAATCTTTTCTTTTAAAATATCGTTAGTAGTGATTTCTTCTATGATCTTGTTCACATGTACCTTTGCAAGTGTCATAGTGTTTGTGATCATAGCCGTTTCTTTCCGGTTCTTGTTGTCAACCGTATCACCTCCATAAAGCATAGGACGTGCATAGGAATACAATCGCCACAAAGGGAAAGAATAACACCACATATAGCTGTTGTGACAAACCGTACCGTCCGCAAGTAGGAACTTATGATCTCCATCACAGGTAAAACCGTAATAATCATCTTCACCAACTGGCGTTACCGTTAAAGATGAAACCTGCGTATCTTGAACTTGTTCTACAAATTCCACTTGCTTTCTTTTGATCTTTGTTGGTACGTTATGTAACTTCCCAGAAATAAGCATTCTGTAAAAAACATAATCTTTCAAAACATACTCGCCTCTTTTTTCTGTCTTTACTTTAATGTCCTTTCTTTCTTCCGTTACAGTTTTACACCTTAAACCAAGTGACCATGCCAATTGCTGAACCTGATAAGCCAAAGTTTTGCTTTTAGAAGAATATTCAAAACGTCTATTTGTTTTGTTAAGTCCTTTTCTTTTAGCTCTATCCGCATCACAACTTCCATCAGTATCTAATATTCCTGCCAATAGTTCCATCCTTTGTTGATAAGAAGCTCGCATATAAATATCTGGGATATGCTTGTTTTTTATAAGATCAAGACCTTTCAACTCTTTATTAAGATTAACACTTCCTTCGTGAATAGAAATAGACATCTTGCTTGCTCTCGTTCCATCTCTCCAACTTTTCACATATCCTCCAATCCTATCTGCATACCCTTTTATATATTCGTATATTTCATCATCTGGATTGCAGATAGTAGCCTCATTTGAATATCCATCGCCGAGCCAAATTCCCAAAAAATAAGGCTCAATAGGAAGGTTCTGTTCCGGAAGTTCCCATCCATTTACCCTATATCCCAATATCCTTTTTTGAGAATACCCAACGTGTGTTGGTATCTTTTCAACAGGAATATCTTCATATTCAATAACGGTATGGCTACGATATGGCTTAGCCCCTTTTACTCTTTTTGTGTATCTTACTCTTGCACAAACCAAATGTCCTTCATTTACTGTATAGGATATTGCATAAGATTGATCTACCCGATACATAGGTGCTCTACCTCTATGTAACTGCAATACCGTTCTTGGGGTTGAATCAACCCCCATCACCTTATCCCCAACTTTAATATTTTGGATTTTCTCTATTGATCCGTCAGCCATAACTATCGGAGTATCAATAATATTGCACTTCCCAGAACCCCTTGAACACAGGTAACTGCTCCAAGGAAAGAGCTGCGTAAGGTTCCCCCATTCCAAATTTCTCCATCCTAAATTGAAATTGGAAAGGACAGTCGCATTGAAATAATTGTACGAAAGGATTCTTAGGTTTTCATCCATTGAAGCAAACAAGTTGTCCACATATCCCAATTTTTCAGTATCAAGAGATCGTCCAAAATTCATTGCATACTCTGTCTGATCTATAATAGTTTCAAGCATCTTGTCCATATCCCTTTTATATCCACCCGAAAAAAGTTGAGATATAGTAGGAGAAGGAAGTCTGTCTATTATATCGTCCACAGTAGTAAACAACCTCTTTGCTTGCAAATCGGTCAGAATCCCACCTTTTGAATTATATACTATCGCCATGCTTTACAAAGCAAATTTTTCTCGGAAAGGATTTTTAACCATCATACCGTCTTGTCCGGCAGTTGTTCCTTCCCCTCGAAGTTTCTTTACGAAATTTATCATAAGCAGTGCATTCGCATAGGTATCGTCACCGGCACGGTGCGCGTTTACAAGATCAATACCTTCCTTGTCACAAATAGTATGCAGTTGATAGTTTTCCGATTCTCCATAAGCCATGTGAGCCAATTGCATCGTATCCAACGAAAATTTTACATACTTGCTTAGATCATCTCCCATGAACTTAAAAAAGTTCTCCAAAAAGGCATTATCAAACCCTACTATGTTATGCCCACAAAGCGTACATAATTGGCGCGGATTCTTGTACTTTTTGAAAATATCCAAACACTTTTTGTAAGCCTCTTTCAATGAAATTGCCTTTTCGTTCTGGATAGATTCAGTAATACCATGTACCGCTTCTGCTTCTGCACTATAAATCAACCCTTCTTTATAGTCATGTGGGAGAATCATAGATACTTCTTCACATATCTCCAGTTTTTCCATGTCTATGACTGCAAATGCAATTTCTATAAGTGCAATCGTATCAAAAGCCGGTTTATCTTTTGAAGGAATCGAACCAGTTTCGCAATCATAGCATATCAAATACTTACTTGATGATTTCATTTTCTTTACATTAAAATTTTCTTTCCATAAATTCTTGCCAGCTCAAACTCTGCCATGCAACCCTTTGATTCTTGCCAATCTGGTGTAAAGAAAACAGCATCACATTCCAAAAGTGCTTCAATGTCCCTACCCATATAATAGGAGTAGGACTTACCTTCTTCATCGCAAACATCAAAAGGAGTAATAACTTCATCGCATCTTTCTTCAAGAAACTTCTTAACCTTTTCTGCGTATTCTTTCGTTTCTTCTATATCATGCCCAGAAATGGGCAAACTTACATACACTTTCATTTTCTATTTCGTTTCTCTTACAAGTTTCCATAGTCTTACATTACTTCCTATCGGCACACAAGGAACAATGCTCAATCCTTCTCCTAAATAGGAAGGGACTTTGCCCATTACCGCATAAGCTCTAATATTCCAGTATGAAAACTTTCCTCCATCTTTCTTTTTATAATGCTCATTGAAATAGTCTGTCATTCCAACGAGATTTAAATTCTTTACTATAACTTCCTTAGCCATAGATTATTAATTCAGCACTAATTTCAATCTATCGAAATCACGGGAACAGTCTTCCTCGCTTTCGTATCGGACGTGAATGTTCTTGTAAGGATTGTCCTTTAACGTCACATCGTCCGGCATTCTATTTATAATTATTTCCGGTACACCTTCATCCGTGTAGTCCATTTCTGCGGAAACAATAAATATTCTTGTCAAAGCCAATTTACCATCAGAGAACACAAACATACGTTGCTTCTTCGTATATTCCCTTTCCGACCACTTAATACATTCTTCGGTAAAGTCAGCGATACTTTCCGTATCTTGAAGTGCTATCACATCTTCCAGCTTTCCTTTCAAAGTGCTTAGCTTCAAATCCCCAAATAAATTTGCAACGGATTGAAGTAGTATCTCTATGTTTTCGTCTATTCGCATGTATCCAATTCGATTAAATGATCGTTTTCTCTAAGAACTTTCCTTGTTCGTCCGTTCTGCATTTTCACTACCAACATAGTACCGTCTTCCGTTTGATAAGAATCGGTTACTTCACCTTCAAAGTAGTAACATCCTTTTGTCCAACATACTGTCATGATGTTTTTTGATTTAAAGATTACACATTTCCTGTTTTACTTTCCTAATGTAAGACTTGACTTTCTTTCCCCTATGGAGAACAATCGCCTTGTCTATGTCTTTGGTAGGATTGTGGTGGGATTGATATATTTCAAACATCTCTCTTGACTTTACAGGATCGAACCTGTCCTTGTAAGAATAAAGATGCTTCCCTTTTATACGGTTTACTTCGTCCACATAGACCTTCAACATCTGAAACCTACCGGAAGCAGAACTTACCTTGCTCTTTGCTTTATCGTCACAACCGGATTCAACCATGCAAATAGCATGAACCAACCTTTCCCACACAACCTTGTCCCTATCTTCTTTCGTAGTAGGAAGAACTTTTGCATCAGAAACAAGAAGGGGAACAAACGACAATACCGTCATTGCAAGAATCCTTTTCATAAAATCTCCCTTTCGTTAAATTCATGTAGTCTATGACAAGCGAAACAAAGAAGCTCGATATTATTCTTATCCATCTTCAAATCCGGTCTTGCACCTCTTGATCTGATATGTGAAAAGAAAATAGCTTTTGGTTCATCCCCCAAAGGTTTTCCGCATTTCACGCAAACATGTGGTCTTTCTTCCCATATCTCCATAAATAGAGATTGAAGGTCACCCTTGCGCTCTTTGGTTGTTTCTATGTCGCAATCTTTACAGAGCCACTTCATCCTATTGTAGATGTAATGATTTTCACCACATCTTTTACAAGGACGGTATTCGTATTTCTCCTTCTTTTTCAGCACGTTACTCAAACTTATAGCTTTTAATTCTTTCAATCTGATTTTCAAGATACTGAACTCTCTTATCAATCGTTGCGTTAATAGCTATCTTTGCTTCTTCTCTTGTGAAGAACACATCTCTACCAATTTTCGCCATTTCACGCTCTCCTTCCGGGGTGATATACTTCCGACCTCTGAAAGTAGTTGTTTCCCAATTTTTTACTTCTTTGATTTCACCTGTCATAAGTGCTGAACGCACATCATACATTACTTTTTCTTCCATGATTTGAATTTTGTATTCTGTTAAACCTGTCTATCAATTCACACACATAATCCATCTTTTCTTCACTTTCCTTGCTCGAAAGATAGATAAACCCAAAACTCCTTACAAACTTTGGGTTTCCAAACCACCCATACCGTACGATCAAAAGTTCTGCTCTTTTCGTATCGTAAAAACAAGGGACAATTTTGATTTCAAGTTCCTTTCTTTTCTTCTTCATTTATCCTTTGTATTTTTCTTCACACAATTTTATATACCTGCATCCTTTGCACTTTTCATCATGATACAAAAAGCCATCGTAGCTTTCACAAAGGATATATCCCCTTGGTGTATCAAAGTAAAGCCGTCTTTCTTTATCCAAATAGGAATCAGACAAGACTTCCTCTTTCTGGATAGGATTCCTAAGATCGTATTCCATAACGAATTTAGAGGTAAACCACATATCCTTTTGCGTTCGTTTTCTCCATCTTTCAATGGCTGCTTTACCTATTACATTTGGAAGTGGCACAATACTCAATTTCGACACCGACAAAAGAAAAACCTGCCTATTGAACTGGAAGGTAAGATAGTTCCAAAGATTCCCCACTATTTCATTTTCAAGGAAGTCCTTCATCCTTTCCTTGTCCTTTCTTTTTGCATGAAACTCATACTTCGGGTTATTTGTCAGTTTCCCCTGTAAGTATTCATAAATCGTTTCAAATTCTTCTCGTCTTGTCATTGCTATCGAAATTAGATTATAAAAATCATTGCATACAAAAGTTGTATATTTTAAGTGATAAAAGAAGGGGAAGTTTTTGTTCCCCTGTCTCGCTGGCAAAACTACAACTTTTGTAACTATTCCCAAACCAAATTAATGTTAAAAATCTCATCAGTCTCTTTTTCAACCTTCTTATAACGGTTTTGAGTATTCGTATCTCTCTCTGCCACATTGCTATAGTCCTCCCGAATGATTTTTCCGTCAAGCACACGTGAGAACCACAAACAAATTTCAGCATCCGATTCAATGTCACCCAATGTAACTTTATCTTCTTCCGTTGCGTCATAAAATTGAATCCAATAGGGCTTCTCATAAATAGAAGATGTTCTCGGTGTAACAGGATTGTCGTTTTCATCCTTGTTCATTCCTATTGCTCCTACCATGATTTTCCCATACGGATTCTCCGTTACAGCAGAAAACCACATATTGACGTTTTTAAGCGTTTCTGTGCCCTCATTTTTCAAAATAAGTGCAATATATTGCTCACGAGGATTTGAAGCCAAATTAAGGCTTATTTCATCAAATAAATTGCTAAACATATCATTGGGTACAGGGGTGGATGATTTGTACCCACCCAAAGAATCAGAAACCTTAGTTTGCTGATTATTGTACCCTGCACTTGTTGTATAATAAAATCTTAGCATGACCCTTACTATTTGGAAGTTGGCATAAAAATATTCCCCAGTGACCAATATTCGCTTTTCACTTCATTATAAACCGATACCGATCCACCTGAATTTTGGACACGTGCAATATAGTATTCGTCCGCTTCTTTTTCAGGCGGAGTGGGGAGACTTGCCTCCGGCACTAAAGAAATAACATAATCATCATAGGTGTACAAGCCGTCTCTTTGTTCTTGTGTCAAAACACCTCCCAAAGGGAGTGTACCCAACACAATTACCCGAAGATTAGATTCTGCAACAAAAGTGGAAGTCGATGTAAGTAGCAAGTTCTGATTATCAATCACATTTACGATCTGATAGACCCCATTGTTAAGTGGAACAGAACCATCTTGCTTTTCAAACCGGATAGAAACGGGAGTTGACGAAGATTGTCCCCTTACTTTCCCGGCAAAATCAACAGAACCCGATACAACACCTTGTGAATTAACACTCACATAGCCCTTTTCGTAGTTCCGTGTCTTGTACCCTATTTTTACCCAATAGAAGCTGCTATCGTTCGGAACAGAAATATTATCTTCTACATTGATGTCAATAAAATTCCCCTGACTTGTAAGGGCCATGCCTGGAAGGATCTTGATCGTGCCAGAGTTAGTACCTGTTTCCACCTTGAAAGGATCGACAAGAGCATCTTCATTATCCGGTTTATTAACTGTCTTTGGATTGATCTTTGAAGGATCATTTGTTATCAACCCAAAAGAATAAGAAGCACGGAGCACCGCTTTCATTATCGGTGCTGTTGCAAGAAAAGAAAGCATATTTGTCAACTCTTCCTTTTCCAAAAATACATTTCTACTAATATTCAACTTACTCATTTTCAATATCTTAAAAATTAATACATA